ATAGATTGTTTGTTGACGAAGCACCAGAATCTAATGTGATTGTTGTAGCCCCACCAGCCTGTGCAGTCCCAGACCGTATGAAAGTGGCATCAGGGGGTATACTTCCAACCGCTGTTGTTCCCCAATTAACTGTATTAGTTCCAATCTGGGCAGTTGAAGTAGATACAGCACTGCTTGCTATATCTATAATATCTGATTTAACTAGGGCAGATCCTGCTGTGCCTGTAAAATTAATAGGCTGTGTAGTCCCTTGATTAGCACTAATCGCCGTAACTGACGAAGTAGAAACAGCATTGATTGAAACAGTATTAGTACCAAGTTGTGCTGATGTCGTTGATACTGCACTACCAACAATATCCCTTAAATCAGCTGGAATCATTCCAGTAGCATGAGTGCTAAGAGCTGATCCATCCACATTAACTAAATTGACTCCTATCTGTGCACTTGAAGTAGATACAGCAGAGCCTGCAATATCTACAGTATCAGACTTCACCAGAGCACTAGCCCCTGTGCCTGTGAAGTTGATTGGTTGAGTAGTCCCTTGATTGGCACTTATCGTTGTAATTGAAGAAGCAGACACATTATTGATATTCTTAACATTAATATCAGGAATACCTGCTGTGGCAGGGCTAGAAACATTGGTTCCATTCCACTGCGTTACATTAGCTGGTAGTGTGTCACCCAAGATATTGGCTGCAACTTGATCAGCAAAGTCGGTTGGGTCACCAGATGCAGCAGTGATATGATAAGCAAGATCACCAAGTGTATTGGTATCAGTTGTAGTCAGAGCAATCTTATACCAACCACTGGAAACTTCAGTTACAGTTCCCCCAGCAGAAGCAAATGATCCGCCAGCCTTACTAATAGTGACTGCCGGTGTTGCACCAGTGAGTCCAGTAATATGGTCCGATGACTGGACCATAAGGAACATTCTAGTGTAGGTAGTCGATTGCTTGAGAACTGCCATTTATACCATCATCTGACGCGATCCAACGCGTGTGCCAATTGATGAAAGAGTTCTGCGGAATACAACAGTGGATCCACTGCTAGGATCTATGTAATGGGCTACCTGCCGCGTATCACTACCATATAAGCTACCTGAATTGTCCTGTGTAGCCCCCGTCCAGGAAATAGAAGCAATGCTACTCAAATTGTATATATTGGTTACGACTACGACGCATCCACTAGTTGTTACATCCAAGCTCAAATTTGCCGGGCTTGCCGGTGGTGTCGTACCAAATTGCGCCGTTGAGAACGTATCAATTGCATTCCCGGCAATAGCAGCCGTATAAACCCAAAAGGTACAATCGAAAGGTGACGCGGGACCTGAGAACGTGATTGTGGCCGTTGTCCCCGCTGCCACATCGGCATAGAAAATTCCGGAATAGCATGAATTCCCGTTACCGTCGTTTGCACCTGTGACTTCACCAACCTTAGTCGCGGATATACCCGCAATTGTCATCGATCCAGTGACTGCCGTAGTCCCGCTCTGGATCATAGAGACGGCAACTATCACCCGCCTGCTAGCCCCAGCGGTCCCTATAGAAACACCTGTGGCAGACATACCGCTACCAGCTTCAGTGCGGCCTATATAAGTAAGGGAAGGTGATGGACCGCCGCCGCCATTGAAGCTCGCAGCAACACCCGTAAAATCTACGGGACTGCCGAATGTTCCATATCCAAACTGAAGGGTATGGGTCGCCACTTTACGTTTCGTCCCCTATTTGAAACTTCGTCTGGCACAAACAGTAACAGTTATTTGTTCTGTAGTATCACCAGAAGCTATAAACGGTCTCATCCATGAGGTCACTTCAGTTATCTGATGAATACCAGGGGCAGTCATTGCGATAACATTACTAAATGGGTCTGTGAGATTATAATAATTCCCACTAGTTGTTGATATCGCATTATTTGATCCCTGAATATTGACTACGGTCCCAACACCAAAAGTCCCATCGCATTGAATAGACCTATCAACAATATCACCTCTTGATATAGGCTTAAACGTATCGCCAAATTTGGCGGGACCCCATTGAATGATATGCAGATTATTCTCATCAAAGACTGATATATTTGGGGAAATAAGAGCCATGTTAAATTCTAACCCTGTAATAGGTTAGCAAAATCCAGTATAGCCTGTTCCCGTTGAACAACAGATTCCCTTTTACCTTTCAGAACAATACTTAATTCCGCAAGTTCTTCTTCCTTTAAAGCAAGTTGGTTCTGTTTTTGCTTAGCTTCTTTTATACTGACATCTAAATCATGATTCTTTTCACTTAATATTTGTTGTTTATCTCTATATTCTTGTTCAAGTTCTTTGTGTTCTTCATCAAGTTGACTTAATTTCTCATTATAAGTCTTTATTTGTTGATTAAGTTGCCCACTTAATATGTCTAAATCCTGATGTCTTTCATCTAATTGTTGTTCACGTACATCATGATCATTCTGTTTCTGTTTTAAATCATCTAAAACCTTTAATGTATCAGCCTTTTGCTTTTTATAATCCTCAGAAGCACGTGCATGCGCATTCACTGCCTCTTTATGAGCAGCGATGACAGACTGTGCTTTTGCAGTGTCAGCAAGGAAATCAATTAGATTCTGCTGGCGGCGTGTGCTCATCATCGCTGGCATGTGTTTCTTCCATAACAGGGGATGTTTCTTCTACTTCAGGAAGCAATTCCGGAGCTAATCCAATTACAGCGACGCGGTGCCCAGCGTGTACACCATAAAATAAACGTTCCCCAGGTTCTATATGATGATATTCAGGGTCAGCAACAGGGTTTTCACCGAAAGAAATTGCACAATCTGCTTCCGTTCGTATACAAATGAAGTTCGTATAAGATGGGAAAGGCCCACTGGCTCTAGATTCATGAGTAATTTCTACATAAGCCTCAGCCAAAGGGGGTGCCATAGGAGCACCCACAGGCTGATTCGTCGAATCTCGAGCCATATCTCTCCAGCACGTTATATACAACCTAGATGACATTTATTAACCCCTTAATTATCATTTTGAGTTGTATTCTGTAATTAAGATACAACCATTACCTCCAGATCCGCCTGTGGCAGTAGCTGCTGTAACACCTTCAGATTCACCACCAGAACCACCACCCCCACAAGCAGTACCAGCGGTACCATTAACAGCACCCGCAGTAGCATCTACACCAGCAGCACCACCACCCCAAGGACCTCCCGCCCCGTATCCAGATGGAGCATCTGCTGAATTAACAGTAGCACTAAACCCAGCCCCTCCTGCCGTACCAGAAATCTTAAAATCACCTGTGCCAGAACTTCCAACACCACCAGCGCCACCAGCGCCACCAGTATTAGCTACTCCACTACCGCCACCTGATCCACCCACTGCTACACAAAGAGTTCCAAGAGACGTGTTATTTCCAGATGTGCCAGGATTAGCACCTGTAGCACCACCATTAGCAGCCGCAGTATTAGTGGTAGCTTGAGATCCCCCTATCTGAGCAGCAGTGAGCCTTACCCGCGAATAACTACCTGCACCACCACCACCACCTGAAGAGGCGCCAGCCGTAACAGGTGCAGCGGCCCCACCACCACCACCACCTTGCCCTACACATTCTACAATAGCAAAGAGCAGGTTGGCATTCGGGGTATAAGTACTGTTGGCACTAGTCGTAAAATATTGAGTAGTAACACTTGGTGTTGTACTGGCAACGCTCTGATTAGCGAATTCACTTCTGGCTAAATAAGAAGTTGTTATTACACCAATACTAACAGTGCTAAGAAAGATTAAGATATACTTCTTCATGGGGCTAATACCTCAAATGAGAACGTACAATCAACAGCATAAGTCAATGTAAATGGCCCTGTAGATGAACAGACAGCTACAAACCCTGTCTTAGTTGGAATACGACTAGCCCCATTAAACATTAAAAAATCCGTGACCCCTAAAGAACTTATGGCTCCAATTTGGTACCACTTTAGAACACATGGCCTAGAAGCTGCTGCGTTAGTACATCCTGTAATAGCTGCCCCACCACCAGTTGGAGCAGTAGTCGCATCGAATAACATAACCCATCTTGATGCTGCATTTGTATTATTAATCTGTCCCCCATAAATATTGCATGAAGAAGCACAGAATACATGACTTGATTCTACAGCCGATGCTGTAGTCTGTGTCTGAGCGTGAACTTGAGTAGTTCCCAGAGCTAATGCCACCAGGGTAATAGATAATTTCTTCATCATAGCCTCATAAGTGAAATGCGTTCGTGTGTATGCCAGCCAAACCTAATAATATCTGAGCAACATAGATAACAATTATTACAACTATAATAACAAACAGAATTCTGATGATTGTTCTGAATGGCTCACCTAATGGAACTACTTTAACTAGCTCTTGTAGCCCCCAGAGGATGACCCCTGCAATGATACAGAAAAAGATTAAACCAATAAGAGTTCCTAGCATTGGTCTATCTCCTTCCTAACATTTGTAATACAACTGTTGTTTACCTTATGGTAAGCTTCCCCCTGTTAATGCTATTGCATTTGGGAAGTCCATTATAAAAGAACTTGGTTGTCCCAATGTTGGTTGTGATTCTGTAGAATATTGAATATTCCAAGTACCATCAGATCCATATAGAGCACATGTAAAAGCACTGGCAGTTATAGTGACTACTCTACCCCCAAGATTAATAGTTGATACAACTGTTTTGAATTGTGTATAATCATAAAAAATTGCTAGGGAATCAGAATTCACACTAGGAATCCTAGAACCAATTGGAAATTGTATTGCATTTGGAAAATGCGCTGTTACTACTTCTTGAGTAAACGTACCACCAACAGTATATATAATTATATCTAATTCTGGATTAATGTTTATTACCCAATATCCTGGTACATAGAAAATATAATTCTGAGATCCCAATAAATCTACGATAGATACAAAATCATCGTAATTACTGGGTTGTAACAATCTTCTTGCATTAAGACCCATTATTCATCCCCTAACTTTGGTATTGCTTCAAATATCCAACTTGTTATAGGAAATGCTTTAACCGACACATAAGTAGTATTTGCTTTAATAACCCCCTTATATTCTTTTAATAAGGCAAATACCTCAGAACTTGAATAAGTCCTAGTTCTAGTGTTTCCCCTTTTTATATCTTCAGGTATTTTGCTGGCTAAAACCCGACCAAACAAACGTCCTTCTGGACGTAACCATTTTTTGATTCTATCAAATAGAATACTAGATTGTTCTAATTCAAGGCAATCAAATATTCCAATTCCTATAATACAATCAAAAGAATTTTCTTTTAAATCTAAATCTAATATATCAGAACATATGATTTTAACTAAATGCTTCTTTTCATCAATAATATTGTGATATAATGTATCGCAGGCCACTTTTGAGATATCAACTGCTGTGACTTGGAACCCTTTATTGACAAGAAATATAGAACTAGACCCGGTTCCACATCCTAAATCAAGAAATTTTAAACCTGAGCTTCCCCAATAATGTTCAGCCATAAAGGCTAGAAATTCCATTCCTGGGATTGTACCCCAGGAAATATTCCTATGAATTTCATCCCATAAACTTGCTTGTAGCATTACATACACCTAATTATCAAGCTTTATTATCCACTTCATAGCTTCATTTATAGGTAAATTTATCTACGTCCTAACATTTGTAATAAAGTCGGTAAATTTGCGCTTGATAAAGTATTCAAGGATTGGGTCTGCCCTGGTGTAAACCCTACTGAATTAGGTCTAACATGGGTAGGCTTCATAAAACTAGGCTGAGGTAGACCTGCCCCTATAGCCTGAAACCCATGCTGTGCAGCCTGTAGCGGGCTAGACGGGGCCTGATAAGCAGGGAATAACCCCTGTAAAGTAGCTACAGGGTTAGGGGGTTGATCGGGCTGTGCCATTTGATCCGTGTGACCGTCCGGGATTAGGGTTTAACACCTATTTCGTAATCTATGGAAGCACCTGGAGGGGTAGAGTTACGCCGGACGGTCACAGCCCTATCATAATCCTACTTAATGATATCTGCTGCTAAGTACTTAGATCCATCTTCTAAATACCTCATAACTCTATAATCCTGTGCTGGGGGCTTGGAACCGGTTAAGTACCAGCGCCCTGCTTTATCCTCAATCTTACCTAAAGTTTTAAGCCGGTTTATGGCCAACCTAATAGATTTCTCAGTCAAAGCTGGCTTAACAGGTAGAGCTATTACCTTATTTGTAATATCAACAGTTCTTAACCCTGAATTATCAGTGATATAAGACATGATACTATCATTCATGATCCTATCAACTTCAGTTAAGACATAAGACTTACCTGAAACAGGTTCTACAGGATCATTTAACTTCAGAACCCTATTTATTTCTTCTTTAGCGCATTCTACCCCGTCATCAAAGGCACGCTTATAATAAACGTCAGCCATGACCTCTTCTAATTCTGAAATTGCTTTGGCCAATTCAACAGTTAGATCACTGACTTTCTTCTTAGACTTCATAAGACGTGGGTTTTTTTCGTCTGAAAGTACATTCATTATAATGACTCTATAGGTTAAGGGGTTATATTCTCATTACCTTATTGATCTTCCTACTTAAGATCAACCAGATTTTGTAGTCTTTGTCACTTTAACTGTCTGTGGTTTAACCATAGATAGTGACACTTTTTGTGGTTTGAAAGATGTAGTTTTAGGGGGCTTAGGGGGACCCTTTGGAACCTGTAATCTAGACCTGTTAACCCCCTTGGTTGGATTGCCCTTAGAATATATCTTCTCAGGTTTAGGAATAGTTGGCGGCTTTAATACTTTAGACATTAATCACACTCATAAATCTAGACCTATTAAATTTTAATAGGTACAGGTGTGAAATCTACATAGTAACATTGTCCAATCACAAGCTGTTCAGCCGCCTTTGGATTATCGATTTGATATTCAGCCATCCCAGTTGGCGTTGCCTTCTGGAAGGTCTGGTCTTCTTCGCAAAGTGTAGGATCGTATTCGCATCTGAAGATTGCTTTAGCCCCACCCCAAATCTGGGCGTAAACACCATCAAGCCGCATTTTACAACGAATACTCATAATTACTGCTCCTTTAATCACCTAAAAGGTTTAAGGTAGAGTCTGTACCAGTTGGTGCTCCATTCCAATTAGCACCATAAGGTAACAGAGCATTGGGCTGCTGGATTGACCCTGTCGATGGGTTACCAAATAAACCTGAGAATAGGGTGTTATTTCCAGGCTTAGTCATGGCCTTGGTAAGATCATCAGCAGCTGTGGCTGCCCCTTGAGGGGCTTTCAGAGCATTGGCCACATTAGCCTGATTGGACGGTGCAAGCGGATGCTGAGGCGGTAATGCCTGAGACTGAACAGGTTGCATAGTAGGAATGAAAGGCATTAAAATTCTTCATGATTTGTTGTGTTGTGAGAAACTATTCAACTGAGCCGTATGCCCTGAAACAATATTATTAATAGCTTCTAATCGTCCATTCAAAATAGATGCTGTAGAATCAATTCTTGACCCTTGTGACAGCATCCGTTGATCCATAGCGGCTATACGTTCATCTTGACGGGCTGCTGCTACTACTATAGCCTGCACTTGTATCAATTGATTTTCAACTTTTTCTAAGCGTGTCCCTTGATGTTTTAAATCATCCCTAAGCTTTTGGAACATGATTACAAACCCAATCAATACAATTACGATTTGTAAAATCTGTCCAATGTTAATTTGCAGAAAACTTTCCATTAATGTTCTTACCTTGCATTTATAGTATGAATGCTACTGAATTACCTATAAGTCTGAGAACAAGAATGTCCCCAGTTATTTATCCTACAACCATGTTGTAGGGCAATACAATAACCTATATCACATCCCTGAGGGCCACAGTCATTATTCTTTATAAGTTGGCTGGCCCTGGCACACTTATAACTTAAATCAGAACTTTGGTTACGTCTAGGTTGCTGAATTGGTGGATAGTAATCATTCTGGGTCTGAGGAACTGGTGGGTAATAGGGTCTATAGTTAGGATTATATTGCCCATGAGCGGCTGTTAAACCACAAAAGATGACTCCAATGACCAAGGTTTTGGTGAGCTTTAACATTGAGTTAACCCCGTTTGCTGATGGGTTTTATGTATCAGTGGTAAGGGTTTATTCAAAATATTATCTTTTATATATTTTAGAGCATCACCAGTTTTTAGGTTTAAGGACATGCCCCAGGGGAACCATAAATTGAGAAGGTAATCTCAGCATCACGTCTATCTTTAGATTCATCAAGGTAACTAACAATATGTCGTCGTCTATGCCCATAGATTTGACAGAGTAATGGCATTTTCAATTCAGCATTAATATCAACTTCTATATCAAACCAATTAACAATAATTTCTGAGTAAAAGCTATCTATTGGCTCCCAATGCCATCTGATAGGTAAGACACCACCAAGGAGTAGACTACTCATTTAAAGGCACTCACTAATCAAAGATTAAGTTTGTAATATTACACTAATTTGCATAACATTCAACCTTATCACTAAGGAGGTAATTATGACAAATGAAGAAATAAATGCAGTTGCTTCTGCCGTAGGTAAATTACTTGAGCCAAGATTGTCTCATATTGAAGCACTTGTGTCAGAAACTAATAGCATTTCTAGAGGCACCACAATTCAGATGGCCATCATCTTCGATAAGATTGGTGCCATTGAAGATGAAATGATTAAACTGACAGCAAGGGTTGCTGCCTTGGAACCTAAGAAGTCAAATGGGCACGCTATATAGATGAGGTAATGATGATAAGACTCAGTTGTACTTCGATAGGGCTGCTAATGAGCGTGACGATGGCAAATTCGCAGGCTGCCTGCATACCACCCTACGCCTCACGGGAACAACTTGCTAAAGCGGTAGGGATGGGGGCTATTACGCCTGAACAAGCCCGCCAAGCTGCATATGATATGGAACGGTGTGAACGGAAAAATAAATCAGTTCAACAACCCCAATGCCCACAATTTGATATGGCTTCAATTAATAAATGGACAGCCCAAGGTATGATTACGCCTCAACAGTATCTTTGGTATCAAATGAAGAATGCTTGCGGCGATCCAGGCGTATTCCCTCAATCACCAAGGTAGTTACTCTTTTAATTTACCGCGCTGCTGATCATACTTACCAGCTTTTATTGCTTCTTCAAAACTCATCTTTTTCTTATTTGATCTAAACATTCTGTTTTTTAAGGTACTGATTGGTATTCTAGTTTCTTCAGACCATTGAGTTAATGTTTGTGTTCGTCCAAATGCTGTTAATCTATTATTGTTTCTTCTATTATTCTGTTGTTCTTTGTAGGTAGCCCAATAACAATTTTCCTTACTATAACCTTTATTATTATCTTTTCGTTCCAGAGTCAACTTATCATCTGGAATTCCCATATCTGCTACAAAATTCTGAAAGCTTTCCCACCTTTCGTCATACGTAATTCCACGGGCACCATAATTTTTATATTCCGGTGCGTTTGGACTTGTACACCTATATTTCATCTGTCTCCAGATATGATTAACTCTAGTGTTATGCATACCATGATGTTTTCCAGTCATACGGGGTCCCTTTTACTGAGACCCCGTATGTTACTGGATTTCAGTATTGGGTCAAGCCCAATACTGTTAGCTCGTCAATATTCCTTGCAAAAACGAGTTACTTACTGTCCAGCAGTTGTTACTCAAGTATATTACAACTTGGGGCTAATCATTTCTGCTAGCCTCTACCTATTCCTAGGTAGCTCGGAGCACATCTTCCCTTCCGGGGTTGGCACATGCTCTCTACACACGCCCAGTAAGTTTGGACCTTACTTGCTTGGCTCGGTATTACCCGGTCTGGGCTTCCACCGAATTCGCCAACATTCCATCTAAGCCCTGGGCATTTCTACTTACTGCTTAGTGGCACAACCGAATCAGCACTCGTAAACTGATTCTTCTATGTTACCAGCCCACCCGATTAACCGTATCATCGCCAGAAATGTTATCGTTGACCTATTTATGATCAACTTCTATATGTCACCATATAGCTCGGACTATATCATCCCTTTCGGGCCGGGCGCTCGTGGGCAGATTATTCTTTCGTCACTGCCTAGTCTCTAGACCTTTCACTGCCCTAGGGCCTGTAAGCCTTACATCAGTGACTTGGTACGGGATTGTCTCATTACTGAGGGTTTCCCCGTTTCACCCAGTTTGCAACTTATGCTTTTAATATTAACATAAGTGGGACTGCAAGTTGCTATCCTGATTTACGGAAAATCTATCTGGATCAAGTGGTACCATGTTACGCCTAGCATGGGGACGCCAATAAATGTATTTCGTATTAAGGAAATACATAGTTGTGCTTGGAGTCCCGCCAACCGCTGTACCAGCCGCTGTCTGCGCTGGCAGTGGGTCGGTACTGAAGCCCTGGAAGCCACCATCTAACACGACGTCAGCCTGCAGATACTTCAGGGTAGTAAACCCATACTCTGCCATGTCTGGGGCACGTCCCTCAGGCCCAATACGCTGAATGCTCTGTAAAGCATTCAGGTAATACCTATAGGTAACGTTATCAGCCACGATCAGGTCGGGGTAATCACGTCCACGCACCAGTTGCACCCACAGCGCATCCATTTGTTGAAGGATGCTGGCTGAGCTAAGGGTTGTATTACCATTAGCAGATGCAGACCAGGCTTGGTTTTGCCAGAAGGTCCATCAATTTTATATACTGTGCTTTACTGAACCCTGCTCCAACCCCTAACTGCATCTTCAAGTGATCCAACCCTGCTCTCCAACAGTATAACTCTGTTTTCAAGTGAGGCCACCCTTGATTCTATACCAGTCAGACGTAAGTTCAGAATTCCTATGTTATGGTTGACTTCAGCAAAGCTCCGTCTTACTTCCACATGAAAGTTATTAGTCGCAGCAGTAAGGGATTTCATCATTTCCACAACTTCATCGTCAGCCATTTTATACTCCTATATTTAAAACTTATTGTAATTGATGGCTTACGATCAGCACAGTTTAATCTTTGTTATCATACCTGCTCTTTATCAGGTATTTCTACATATCACTATGTAGTTCGGACTATATCTTCCTTATTTCTAAGGCTGGACGCTCGTGTCAGGATTATTCTTTCGTCACCTGTTAGTCTCTGAACCTTCCACAACCCTAGGAACTTGTATGTTCTTACATTTGTGGCTTGGCTGCTGATTGTCTCTGAGAGAGTTTCCAGCAATTCATCCAGTTTTACAACGGCCTATCGACCGTTCATGAACGTGTCTTCCGCATTCATTACTCTTGATTCTAACAGATCAATAATGGCTTCTTCCAATTTTGTTACCATACCGGCTTTTTATCCGATACTTCTGTATGTCGCCATACAGTTCAGCATATATCTTCAGGTAGTTTATTGGCTTTATGTAGATTATCAATTCCAACCATTACCTTCATATTCCATGGTACGTGCAATCCACTACATGTTTTACCGCGTAATGGATATATATGATCTACGTGATGCACAATACCAGTTTCTCTCGTGAGTCGTTGGGCTTCTTTGTATAAAGCCCCAATCTGATTCCAATGCTCATCAGTTAACCATCTTGGTATTCTTAGTTTCTTGGCTTCAGATCTACGTAAAGCATTAGCAATCACTTTTTCAGGGTTTGCTAATGCCCATTTTCTATGGGCTTCACGATAGAATTCTTGACGATCTGGGTTGTTTCTTGATGTTCTGCCATGCTTAATACGACTTTCAATTCCAAGACACCCACAACTTTGTGTGTGCCCACTTCTAACTGTATAATGTGATAGTTCAACTTCACTACCACAATCACATTTAAAAGCCCAAATTGCTTCCCCACCGGGGGTAGACATCATATAAACAATAGCAGTTAGCCTACCAAACTTTTGTCCTGTTAAATCAAGTCTCATCGGCTTTGTATAAAGAGGGCATTGTTTACAGCAGAATTTCTGCTTGCCATTTCTTAAATACATAGCCCTAATAGGGACTTCATTTCCACAGTCACATCTACAAAGCCACCAAGCATTGTTATCCTTAGGATTTTTTACCTTCGTTAAGATTGTAAGAAACCCTGACTTCTTACCTGTTAAATCTGGGGCAATGCCTCTAGTCATTTACTACCTGCCGGGAGCTCGTGGTGGGGTTATTCTTTCGTCACCCACTATGCGTTACACCTTCATCAGCCCTAAGTCAATAGTTGACTATACATCTGATGCTTGGCTCGGTATTGTCTCTATTTCTAGAGAGTTTCACCGAATTCACCCGGTTAAGTGGCAAAACTTCTACCACTATTTTGCAGTTCCTCTAGACCACTGATAGAGACAGCCACTGCGGCCTGCCTGATTGGATACTCCGCCGCAGAAAACACCTGCGAAGGAGCGATATTGAGGGATTGATAGCCGCTATCAATTTTGTTCTTTACAGGAGTTTTTTATCACCTGTATCTACCTGTCCCCAAGTAGATCAGCATACCTCTTCAGCCTGTGCGCTGGCGGGCGCTCGTGGAAGGATTATTCTTTCGTCACCTTCTATGCGTTACACCTTCTACTGCCCTGGGACTTGTAAGCCTTACATCAGTAGCTCGGCTCGGTATTACCCGGTCTGGGCTTCCACCGAATTCACCCGCTTAAGTGGCAATTGCGGCTTCTCACCACTGGAACGTTTGGTTATCTGCGTAATTCAGTTCCTGGACAATTGTTCGTCCACCACTAAATGTCTTCAGATTTCCACGCCGCGTTAACCTAAGCAACGTGGCGTTGTTCCTTGACATATTATCGGCTAATTCCCCAGTCCTATTTCGTAACGTAGTTGTTACGATTTCTGACAAATTGGGAAATGCCATATCATTTTACCTTTTCAAACAGCAAATTCTTTAGGGGTTTATCTGTTTAAGCCTACCGCACTGCCACTGCCAAGACCCTTGTAGGGTTCCCAGTGTCAGACCGTACCGCTTACCAACAGCATTACGGCGTTGTCCAGCTATGGGACTGAATCCTGTCAGACTCACCTGTTGCCGCCAACAGGGTTTGTAGAATGAAATTAGCCCTTAATAATCTTGTTGTCAATCCTCATGTATCAATTACATTCCCATCATTGCCAGATTAAACCCAGGGATATTTATTGCTGGAGTATAAGTAATGACAATAATACCTTGACCACCATTACCACCATTACCAGTAGTGGTACTAGCTGTATTGCCACCGCCACCACCGCCGCCTCCATAATTTCCAGCATTACCACCAACAGCGCCTTGACCACCTGGAGATATATGAGAACCACCACCACCACCTGAACTAGGTCCAGCATTTACACCACCTGGACTCGATGTCCACAGTGTCTCAAAACTGCCAGTACCTCCAGTAGCTGTAGTTGTAGTACTTCCACCTGCACCGCCACCACCATTGGAACCATTACCACCAGGAGCGGTACCACCACCGGAACCTGATCTATTGTTTCCACCAGCACCACCTGTTCCAGTAGTTGTACTTGCACCTGCAGATCCATTGTCAGCGCCACCGCCACCACCACCGCCTTGTTGAGTAGAAGGAGTTGAAGCAGCACCGCCAGCAGCACCATTACCATGAGGTCCAGCGGCCCCACCACCGGCACCACCACCGGTTACGAAAGTTGCATTTTCAACACCTGAACCGCCGTTGCCACCTGAATTCTTAACAGTACCTGTGCCAGATCCAGCAGCTCCTCCAGTACCTCCAGTACCTGGATTATTAACGCCACCAGCGCCACCACCTTTAGCTAAACAAGCAGTTGTAGAATTATCGTCTTGTTTTATAGAACTATCACCGCCTGCAACACCTGCTGTATTATCTGCAGTAGCTCCAGTACCACCTACTCCAATAGTATAACTTCTACTAGCACCAGGAGTATAAGTTTGGTTTGAAACAGAAGAATAAGCGCCACCTGCACCACCGCCACCACCTGCAAATGGTGATGCTGCTTGCTGTCTTGCTCCTCCACCACCAGCACCAATAACTTCAATAGTATTATTAGCGTTGTTCCAATCAGCAGGAACAGTCCAATTATTAGTGCCAGTTGTAGTGAGAAAAATAACAGTGGCGACCATTATTGAAGAGCTTTTATTAGATAAGTAGAAATAGAATTGATTCGTCTTACTGACACAATAAATTTATTGGTATTAGTTGTAGTTAATGCATCCCCTGTAGTACCTACAGTAAATGTAGAAAATGTAATAGCACCTGCAGAAGCACCATTAGTTATAAGAATATCAATAGCAGAATCTGCAGCAGGATTAGCAAAAGTATGTGCTCCATTATTAGTATAGAATTGATAGTTCCCATTAGCAGCACTAGGAGTGAATGTTCCAGAAGAAACAGTACCACCATTGAATGGTGTAATAGTATATCCGATAGTTATCGTATTAGTAGTACCAGGTTTAAGAACAGTTGCTCCGGCGGTAGCAGTAATAGCAGTAGTTCCACTACCTGTTATATCTCCTGATAGAGTTATCGTCTGATTACCAGTAAGATAATTTTGATTGGTTGCCGCAGTAACTAAACCTTTAGCATTCACTGCAATACCTTGAAAAGTACCAACATTAGCATTAACCGTAGCTAACGTAGTAGCAACAGTTCCAACTGTTGTAGTTATATCTCCAGTAAGAGCTGGTAGTCTTCCTGCTGGTAATGTACCAGAACTAATATTTGCTGCATTAGTTGTATCAGTAGTGGCTGACGTAGCTAAGGTGGTCCACGTCATAGCCGTAGTCCCACCAGCCTGAGATGTCAGGACTTGATTAGCTGTTCCAGCAGTGATTGGAAGATTAAAATTAAATGTTCCAGCAGCCGGTACCACTTTAACTGATACAGTTCCACTTGTTGAGCCTGAAATATTTATCTGTCCCCCATTACCACTATTTACTCCAAGGGTAATCTGAGGAACAGATCCTGTCCAGCTATGGGCACCAGTCCATGTAGGAATTATAGACTGAGATAAAACCGGGGCTGCATCAGACCGCATTCCTGTAGTGGCAACACCATTTACAGCAGCCAAACCAACAGAAGCAGTTGGGTTAGCAAAGGAACTCGCTGATGGAGAGGCAAAGGTACCATCTGCCCTAAGGAAATTAGTTGTTCCTCCCCCTGATGCAGGAACTGCCCCTGATAAAATACTACTAAAAACATTAATTTGAGCCGTTAGTTGAATCTTATTATATTCACCTAGGGTACCTGCATTATCATAAAGTACTTGCCCTGTTGAACCTCCTGTGATTTCAGTGGTCCCAACATCTAACGATGCTTCTTCAGGCTCAGTAACAGTCTGCCCTAATGCTTCAAAACCTGTAGAACCAAGTGCCATTTATAATAATCCATATCTCATGGCCAAGTACAGCACCCAAGATGGGCTGATCCAGAAATGTACCCTGTCACCACTAACCGCAAACCTGTTATAGGAAATCCAATATTACCATTCTGGGATGTGGTCTGATTTACTAAAGAATCATGACTATTCCAATAACCATCAGCATTAGGTGATGGATCGGTAGTTAATTCTACTGTATAACTCAACGATGCCCCATTAGAAACAGTTACAGCAATACCTAATCCCCACGCAGGGGATAATCCCATAGACTGACTAAACCCTAAAATAGGACTGACAAGAATTATGGATGATATACCATTTGATGTTAAAGTCTTCCCATTTAATCCACCCATTACCCACCCCTCATAAATTGATTTCTTTGAATTGCATCAGTATAAGTAGAATATTCATGTTCGTCAACAGCTCTCTGATAACCACGTTGTTCTGATTGTCTAATTATTTCATACTCACGTGTTCTTAACTGATTTAATTGAGCCTGAATTAATTTCTCGGCTTCTTTTAATTGCCCTACGCTTGCCTCTAACCTTTTTATTTCATCTTCCCTTGTTTGTAAATCCCGATCCTTGAATTTAAGCTTTTGTTCTATTTCTACACATTTGTCTTCTCGATCTGATATAATCTGTTCCCTATAGTCAAGAGTATTTACCTTACTTTTAATTTCTTCTAGTCTGGTATTAGATTCTTGATTTAATTTCTTCCAAAACAAATCAAATATACAAGAATCACAAACATGTACTAATCCTGTAGGATTATTCTTCTTTAAAAGAATTATTTCCAATCCTAATTCACCAATAATATTTTCCCAACGACGTGTTGTAACTGCATTGCATATACTTGAGCATACATCACAAAAGAATTTTACAGACATTTTTCACCTTAGTTTAATCCATGTTTAGACGGCTTCTCATCTGGTTCCTCACCATCTAATTCATGTTCTTCAATCTCAAGCCAGTCACAAAGTTCTTTCCTTGAACTAAAGAATTGCCACATCATCTTATTTTCATCTTTTGGTGGGTTGGTTACATTTGTGATCTTCATATCAGCCACATTAACCACCACCATGACAGCCCCAGCACTTGGCTTAATTTCTATTAGATAAAAACCATTTCCTAAATTTACCTTTACACATCCATGTTGTGTATCTTCATCCCTGTGATTGAAAATCATAAACCACTTTCCAACCAAATCATCAGCCATTACATTCAACCCTCATTGCCAATTCAAATATACCCAATAATTATAGATAATTCAAACAAACTTGTTGCCTGCTCTCATTGAGCAAAGTATGTAAAGGGCAAGGCAATGCATGAAGGTAAACACCACAGAGACATGAAACCATAGAAATAGCTCAGTTGGTAGAGCGCAAGTCTTGAGAACTTGATGGCGCAGGTTCAAATCCTGCTTTCATACAATCAGGGGCTAAGTCCCCTTCAAGGGTGCAAGGCTAAAGGTTCTAGGATGTAAGGTTTATATCCGGCAAGTGGGCTAGGGTTAAGCGTATAGACAGCGATCAAAATGACCTGGGATAAGTTTAGTATCATGACAAAGTGGACTTCCCAGGCTTCTCATGCAGGTGACCTTAACTAGGGGTAAGTAGAATGCCTAAGATTATAGAAGCCATGAAGCGGATAAAGAGCAACAAGGAAAAGATTGCTGATCTTCAGGCACGTATTGCTGAGGTATCAGCACACCTAAGCCATGAAACCCCTAAATACGGTACTCAGACCGAAACAACCGCTTCTATACGTGAATGGTCTCAAAGTATTCATGACACCATTCAGGAAAACATCAGACTGTTAACAGCTATTTCTAGAACTAATTTAGAAACAATGGCTACTATCACTATTAATGATAGATCTGTTACCCAGTCTCTGGCTAGATGGATCTGGCGTAGGCGTGAGTATGCTGCACTGGACCTTATCACTTGGCAAAAGATGACTGATCGTAATCTGAAAGAAGGAATGATGCCAAGTTCAACGGGCATTCCTCAGCCGGTTACTATAGTTAGGAACTATGATCCCAATGAACGGGATCGTAAAATTGCTGAATATAAGAGTGAAGCTCATGAAATTGATGCTACACTTGAAGTGATCAATGCGGTAACTGATCTGATAGAGTAAGCCTTGTAAACATTGCTGGCGATGTAGCCGCCCTGTGCCCCATTAGCTCAAATTGGTAGAGCATTTCTTTTGTAAGGAAAAGGTTGCAGGTTCAAATCCATGCATGGGGCACCAATGCTTTTATGTAAACAATGTGGGATAAAAGAAGCAAAAATACTGTTCTGCTCACGTCAATGTGCTGCAACGTTCAATAATCTCAAAAGGGGTGACAAAAATAGAAAAAATTGCCTTTGGTGCAATAATAAAACTTTAAATAAAATGTTTTGTTCCTATGAATGCACAAATTCATCCAAGAAATTTAGAAATAACGAAAAGTTTCTACAAGCATTAAAAGAAGGTTTTGTTATAGATGAAGATAAAATGAAAGAGTTGATCATTTTGACCAAAGGTAGGAAATGTCAAGTATGCAATTTAGATACTTGGAATGGAAAACCTATACCACTTGAACTTGATCATATAGATGGAAATTCAGAAAATAGAATCCCTGAAAATTACAGAATAATATGTCCTAATTGCCACGCGCAAACACCTACTTTTAAAGGAAAGAATCGGGGAAATGGCAGATATAAACGGGCAGAAAGATATCGACAAAATAAAAGTTTCTAATCGCAGAGCCATGTTCGATTCCTAGACAAGGCACGGGCTGATAGTGATAATGGGAGCACACTGGTCCTGCAAACCGGAAGTCAGAGTTCGATCCTCTGTCAGTCCACCAATTAAAGAAATTATAGAGCTGACTTTTCATAGAAGGATGAGCCGACGGCCTGTAGCTCAAGTGGTTAGAGTAATCACCTTAAAATAAAGTCCTGTAGCTCAATCGGTTAGAGCAGACGGCATATAACCGCCAGGTTCTAGGTTCAAATCCTAGCAGGACTACCAACATGAAATTTTTCATATGTAACAATTGCAGTAAACACATACCAATAAGTTATGGATCTTTTAATAAATACTGTTCTAGTAAATGTGATCAAGAATTCAGATTTAAAATAAGATATAATTTATGGATAAAAAATGAACTTATTGTTCCTGATTCATATGGGGCACGGGCATTAAAACGACTTGTATCATTTAGAGATGGATACAAATGTTCAGAATGCTCACTATCAGAATGGAGAGGTAAAAAACTATCACTTGAACTAGAGCATAAAGATGGAAATCATCAAAATAATGAGCCAGAAAATGTTTGTTTATTATGCCCTAACTGTCATAGTCAAACACCTACTTTTAGGGGCAAAAACAAAGGTAAAGGTAGATCCTATTTTAGAAACAGATTTCATAAAAACAAAAATTAAGTATTATTTCAATTTCCAAACAAAAACATAAAAATATTAGAATAGTTATATTTTATGGAATACACAAACACTAAGTGATAGATCTGGGTTCAATCCCCAGCAGACCAACCAGTAAAGAGGGCAACATGTCAGAAACTGAAGTATCAAACGACGCTGAATATGACTTCGTTGATAAGAGTTCATGGGGTCAGGGGGAATGGCTCAATGAGCCAGATAAAATAACTTGGACTGATCCTGAAACAGGCTATTCATGCATTGTCCTACGCGGTCCTGTAGGATCATTCTGTGGTTATGTTGGGGTACCTATCTATCACCCTGCTTATGGCCTAAGCTATAACGGATCTACTCAACATGATCATGATCAACGCAGTGATGCTTTTTTAAAAGCCCTTAGAAATAATGTTGATAAAAGTAAGCCTTTCCTTGATCGTATTGGTCTTGATAAACTCCCTGAAACACCTGTGGTTCCAAATATCGGTGACAAAATTAGTGAAATTAGGGTCCATGGAGGTTTGACCTATTCAGGGGGACCTCATAAACCCACTAAGGAAATGTGGGAAAATTACAAATTACAGGCCTTTAGAAGTAGAATTGAAGCTGCAATGTTTCCTCATGGTGATTCGGCTGAATTTCTAAAGGAATGGGGACCATTTCTTGATGACTATGAAGCTTGGTCTAAGCAAGTAATCTTAAAAACTATTGGTTCAGAAAATTATGATGACGAAAATTGGTACTTTGGCTTCGACTGTTCTCATCACCTTGACCTAAGCCCTAAGCTTGAAGCCACATTAAAATTGGTTGGTAGTTATTCATCACATACTCACTTGCGTGATGTCTATCGTAATATAAGTTACGTAAAAAAGGAAGTTGTGTCACTAGCCCAACAACTTAAACAATTGGCTCCGTAGCTCAACTGGAAAGAGCAACGAATTTCTAATTCGTAGGTTGAAAGTTCGAGTCTTTCCGGAGTCACGGCGGGATGTCAGATTGGTTATGTAGGAAACTGCAAATTTCCCTAAGTGGGTTCGATTCCCTCTCTCGCCTCCATATGGTACGTGTAGCATAGTCTGGTTAATTCCCTCCCTGAAGTAAGGAATAAAATTCGTATGCAGCATATAAACGATTATGAGTGTAATAAGGTTGAGATTAATTTATTTGACAGATGATAGTATTCTCAGGGCTTGTAGCTTAATCGGTCTAAAGCATACGACTTTTAATCGTAAGATCCTGGGTTCAAATCCCTCCGTGTCCTCATAACAAATCACAATTCCCACTAACGCAAGATAACTCTTGACTACCTGTAGTCATATCTAGTTTCTCATAATCTTTCAGTTTAATCCAATCTATTTCCTGAGGAGTCTTATTTACCCATTCATTATATTGATCCTCAGTTAAATCAGCGAATGGAGCCTGCTGATAACTATGATCTGAGAATGGAAGAAATGAAACTCCACTCATAAATTCAAAGTTATCATATATCCAACTACCTACCCTCATCCACTCATCTTCACGGACTGATACAGTCACCGAAGGTTTATGTTCGGTCCAATAAAGTTGATATGATTTCCATATATCTAATTGTTTAACAGCACTAAAATCTTTCTTAAATAGGGCATTATCTGGACTTTTAAGGGGGAAGTAGAATACATAATTACTGTGATGCATTAAATCATCTTCATAGTAAAAACCTTGATCTATTAAAAGTTGTGAAACAGGGTCTTTCTTATCATTTCTTACTGAACGTAGGTAAAAAGGAGAGTGCCTAGTATGGATACCAGAGGAGGTATTGTTAAGGGAACTGACAGTCCCTGAAGGCTTAACACAAGTAATCGCGGTTGCTTGCGGTATTCCAAACTTCTTACTCCATTCTAAATTGGTTTGAATGGCCCTCTTCCTTAACTTAGTTAATACTCCCTTTAAATGCTCAGTCCCTTGGGCACCTGATGTTATCACATTATCCATTATCCCTGTCATAGATACCCCTAACAACCTTTCATCCTCAAAGTTCTTTTTCCACGTCTTTGATAAGAATTTAAAATTTGTCAGGGTAGATTGGATAGTTCCTAGAATAGTTGCAATTTTTACTTTTTCTAACAATGTATCAATAGTGTCATCATCCCTGATAATAATTTCAGTTAGATTACACCCTTGTTTATCCCTTAGTATTATCTCAGAGCATGGATTACAGCCCCATTCATAATTAGGGTCCCGTAACCTGCAGTCATCACCAAAGTGTTTCTTTCTAAAGTCATTAGATCGGTTAATTATATTCTTAGAAGCCCAGCGTGAAAATATGCCCCGTTCACCTGATTTGGAATCATACAATGACTTCCATTCGGCGATAAAAGTATCCATTGGAGGAACTTTATCAGTATAAACTGCTGAATTATTAGCTATTGATCTATAAGATGTTGTTGACCACCACTGACCCATCTTAGCATTACGCATTCTATCATCAGACAAGTTTGACAATGATATAAGGGCCGACCGTCTCACACCCCCGCTCACAACTACATTTCCTATCATGCAACAAATATCATGACAGTCTAAGGATGTAAGTTTTTGCCCTCTGTTCTGTTTAAATTTTTCTATTACAAATTTGAATAACTGATCTAAAGGTGCTGGTCCACTTGCCCTCCCACCAAATATCCTCAATATAGCACCAGCAGGTCTTATCTTACTAAGATCATAATTTGGAATGTTACCCATATATAAAAGGCTGATAAGCTCATTCAGGGATTTAGCCCATCCCAACTTAGAATCAGAAACTACTATTGTAGTATCAGTTGGATATAATTCATCAGGAACATCAGGAAGATTATTAATAAATTGCCTCTCAATACTAAAACCTACACCACAACCATTCATTAAGACATAAAGCATCTCACCAAATGCTTTAGGGCTATTTATAGAAAGATAGAGACAATTATAGCCTCCTATATTGTCCCTTTCTAAGGCTAGACCAGCAGTCATCAGACATCGCATCGACGGCATAACTTGATAATTTAGAATAGCTGATTCTAAATAACTCCTAGTTTCAGTGTCTAGAATATATCCACAATTTTCTTTCAAATGGACTTGAAAGAAGTCAAAATACCTTTTAATCGTTTCAGGCCACCTTTCCCGTCTTCCTTCCTCATGCAAGTAACGGGCGTACTTTGAGATATAAACATAGTCTGAGAAGGTAGACATTCAACCCTCAAGTAGTTAGGGGTAGCCCCAGTCTAATCATACTCTTTTCTACTTGAAAGGTTACTTACCTTTACGCTTTATCTGTTTAATCGCTGTATTAATACTTCCTCTAATATCCTTCCTACGATCATCAGGAGTCATCTCATATCTAGCAATAGTAATATGCATCTGATGTGCAGCTTTCTTATCTTCTTTTATATCATTATCAGAATGTTCATAATCGTGAAAAGCTTTCTTAAATTGTGGTGGGCTAATACCTTTCTTTTTAGCCTCAGCTGGTTCCTCTTTAGGGGTAGGGGTTACAGGCACTTTTCTTTTAGCCATTTTTCTGTTCCTTAAAGTTGTTGTTGTGATTTCAGGTAGATTTGGTGCCATAATTACCCCTTATTTTCCAAGGATTCTATTTGCCTTAGCATCAATTTTAGCTTTTGATGATGCACTAAGATTACCTTTTTTAACCTGTTGTGTAGCCCTAGCCTTAGCGTTCTGAGCATGAGATTTATCTGGCATTGGATATTTACGTTCCCCCGGTAAGCCAAACGTCTTCTTTGGTAAAGCGTTACGGGTTTTAGCCTTGAGCAAAGCCATCTGAAAGCTCCTTTATCTTATCAGCCAATTCAGTTAGATCTTGCTTAGAAAACCTGCTATCAATTGGAATAAGTGTTAGTTCTTTGTATAGTTTATTACCCAATCCATACTTATCTTTCCATGGATCTGATAACTTGACATCTAAACCCATCAATACCTTTTCACGGTTCTTCAATAAAATTGGAAATACTGAAGGAAATTCATGATGATGTAATTGTCTGATATCCTTAAAAATATCCTGACAATGGTAATAATTATTATTTCTTACCTGAATTTCCTGCCAAGTTAATAATGGATGCTTATACAAGTTAGGGACTTCACTTGGACCTGATAACCTATAGGGTGAAATGATAGCAGATCCCCTTTGCCCCGGCAAAATTTTCCTGAAACTGTTGAACCAAATTTGATTATGCTCAACTGGAATAAAAGGTTCTGGTAGCCAAACTCCATCCCTGATAACAATAGTATTAGGGGGTGAATCTTTCCCTACTAATGATTCTTTTCCGAAAAAATCAATTAGATAGAACACTTTTGGTTCACTACCTGTACCTACATTAGCAGACCAGTTAAATAATGAGTCTATATGATAGAATTCTATGTTCTTTACCCTACTTTTAACTTCATCAATTATTTCATCTGGAATGAAATCAGGTAAATACCACGTACGATTCCGGAAATTTTCTGCAAGGACTTTAACAGCATCTAATCCCCGTTCTAACCAATAATAATACATCTTACTTCACCACTGGTTTTGTGATCTTATTACTCATACAGGCTTCAATTAAATCACGTCTATACCCTCTACTAACAAGATCTTCTTTAAATTTATCCTCTATATAACCCAGTAAATCAGCAATAAGTAATTCTGATGCTACTTTAAATTCATCTTCAGTTAGCTTGGCCTTCTCACTCATTTTTCACCGCCTCTACGATCCAAAGATGGATATGTTGCCAGTCCTCACCCCGTTCTAAATCATAACTCAATGTATTGATTTTAACATCACTGAAATTATTAAAACTTTGTTTGATTTCTAGATAGTTCTGAAACGTTGCTTCTTCTATCTCATTAAAAATCAATTTTGAGCAATTATCAGCAGGGGACATTGAAAATATCCTACCTCCTGGTTTTAGAACCTTAAATAGGCTCTGCATAACCCCTTCAATTTTATCTTTTTGTATATAACAAAGAGAATTAATATCAATGATTGCATCAAAGAAATCTGACTTGAATTCTAATTGTGTAATATCACCACAAGCTAAAAATGCTTCTAATCTTTCCTTTGTTAACCTGTCTTTTATTTTTTCTATGGCCACTAAAGAACCATCAATAGCAGCTACTGAAAAACCTTCCCTTGCCAAAAACCATGAAGATGCTCCTGTACCACATCCAACATCAAGTATTCTAATCTTTTTCCTGTCTGATGAATTATAGTAATGCTTGGCTATAAACCTAATCAGCATGTTATCTGGATAACATGCTGATTGCTTTTCATACTTTTTATTCCAACTACTCATGTCTCATCCCATATTATACATCTTTTTCCCAATAAGACTTATCACCCTCTTCTGAGATAAAATCATTATTTTGTAAGCCAAATTTCTTATTAAGAAATCTTAATGCCTCATTATAAGAATCAGTCGTTGCTATAATAGATCCATTCTTATACTCATCCAACCTAGTCAGCAGGTACTTTGGGTAAGATGTTTTACAATAGTGAAAATTAAGGGCTTCTACTCTTTCTTCTAAGCTCATCCCTTTCTTTAAATAAGACCAATCTTCTATTTCAAAGTCATAACATGGATCATAAATTACATCACGCCAATACCTTACCCCATAAGGTGATCCAATATATCTTGTTATATGCACATGTCCTATTACTAACCTATTTGAAAAATCAGGGGCAAAAGGCAATGCCTGAACACCCGAATTGGTTCCAAGTAAGGAACCCATTGCTGTTAAAAATACTCTCTTAGTTAGTTTCATCATCATCATCTACTTCACCTTTCGATCTAAGAACCATTGCGCCAGTTTAAGCCAAATATGATCCTTACCGATTTGATCTTCAATGCCATGCTCTAGGTTTGGATTATCATTTACTTCCATTACAACTAAACCATCAGAAGTTTCCTTTATATCAACCCCATAAAGACCCTCACCCCCTAATGCTTTCACAGCATCAACAGCCAAGTCTAAAACTTCAACAGGGGTCTGTTCAAGTGCTTTTGTGTAGTGAGCTCCCTCCCTCTGCTTACCATCAGGGTAGTGCTTAATAATCTGCCAATGGCCCCTGGCAAAGTGATATTCACAGACAAATAGTGGTTCCCTACCTAAAACTCCAACTCTCCAATCAAACTTACTCTGCAAGAAAGGTTGAACCAGTAAAGTCTGTGATTGTCTAAAAAGTTCTGTAGTCGCCCGACCCAGTTCCTCAACTGAGTTTACTTTATACATTCCACAACCAAACGCACCATCAGGTATCTTAACCACTAAAGGCAACTTGACTTTATCAAGGACCCGAAAGGCTTCGAGACTATTTTCTGCTGAAATAAGTAAGGTTAATGGAGTTCCAATACCAGCATCAGCCAGCATTGTCATCTGAGGTATCTTGTTACAACAAATTAAAATTGATTTGTAATCATCTATACAAGGTATTTTTAAAGTGTTTGCTCTAACTGCAAAATCAAAAGTTCTATTTGTTATTGAAGTGGTCTGCCTAATCCATAAGCCATCATACTGATTAAGTTTATCTATTTCATTCTGATTTATTTGATGAACAGATATCCCAACATCAGAAACAATTTTAGCAAAATGTCTGATAGTAACCAGTGAGGAAGGAGTTGGCTTGATTAATGGTTGACACAGAACAGCTAGATTAAATTTTGGTATTCTTAGTTTCTGTTTCCCCTTAGAGGGAGGTTTATCTGATGTTTCATCTACTTCCAATGTTGGAAGATTTGTTTCCATAACACCCTTGATTAGGTTGTTCTAAAGGGAATTTTTACATTCCCTTTAGATTTGTTTACCTTTTAACTATATACCTTTTTATGATTTAACCGGTGTAAAGGGTCCTGGTGTTGCTGGTGATAGAGCATGAGCAAGACCATTAACTGCCGTAATTACTACGGTGGCAATTCCAGCCCCTTCACTACCTAGTATATTAATCACACCAGTAGATTGAAGAATCCCAAGAATTGCCCCAGCCGCATTCAACCAAGTCATCCAAGTAGGCGATATCATACTATGACTCCATTATAAGATCTACGCTTAAGCACAATACTATCTATCAGACAATTCCGCAATGCTCTGCTTCAAACTATCCCTTACAGACAATCCTTTACTTGGAACTTGCCTACGGCCTACCTCAGTCCCAGGGGCTGATGATGTAACAGATCCAGCGGCCCGTCTAGCCTTAGCCACTTTTTCTTGCTGAGCTTTCTGTTGTTCAACCAATTTGGCTTGGCGGGCTGCTTCTGTCTTAGCTTGCTGATCAGCCCAAACCTGAGCTCTGATTTCTGGATGTGCATGAACTGCCGCATCATAGGCAGCATCTAGATCAACGCGACCATCCCTCAATGGAATTGCTGCATTACCTGTAGTCGGATCAGGGGTAAGAAGGTGTCCCATCATTACCCTGACATTCTCAAAGTGAGGTTTGTCAGATGCCCACTGCTCTAGCATCTCCTGAGTTTTAGCTTGCTGCTGTTCAGCAAAGCTTTGAGCCATGCCATTAAAGGTCTGCCCCACCTGATTCTGAAAACCATTGAGGCGTTCTTCAAGTTTATTAATATAAGATTGAACAGCTGGTGAGATCTGCTCTTCCTGTTGAACTTGTCCAGGTTGCTGGTATTGACCATTCTGAAGAGGTTGTTGACCTTGTTGACCCCCTTGCTGTTGCTGCATCCATTGATGAACCTGAATAACTTTATCCAGATCAATGCCATAGGAAGTCATTAACCTACGGGGATCATATCTATAAGATTGAAGCAAGGCTGGGAAGGCTTGATCTGGATCCTTAGCCAAGGCATCAAACCAAGCAAAGAGTTGACCTACTGCCTGTCCAGGAGTCTTATTAAACTGCCTGATAGTTTGAGAATAAGGAGCAATAGCCTGATCTACTTCAGCATATTGATTTTTAAGAGCTTGAACCCCTTTCTCAACATCCTTTTCACGCTTTAGGACTGCTGCCTTAACAGGGGCAGGTAGTTCATTCCAAGAAGCCTTGGCTGTCTTATCCCATGCTGTAGGCGCTGTCTGAGTTTCAGTTTTAGGCTTAGGTTCAGTACGTCCCTGTTCCTCACCTTCAACCGATTCTACTGGTTCTGCATCATCGGTAGGCTCTACTGGCTCACGTGTCCTGATCTGTCTATCATCAGGCTCTTCCTCAGACTCATCACGCCTAGCATCCTCGAAGCTTTTCCGTAAAGAATCCCTGACTGAAGTACGTGCAGGTGCTGGTTCCCGCTCACGCGGCTGACGATCTTCAATCCCAGTATCTAAATCACGGTCATCAAGTGGTGCATTACGATCATTACCAACTGAAGTATTTACATCCATATCCATTTACTTATTCCTTACCATTCATTTCAATTATCTGTCTGATACTAGGGGCACGACCATCGCGAATATCGTGAATTGCTTTACGAATGTCTTCACGACGTTGACGCCTGTCTAATTGAACAGGCGTATGTTTAGTAACTAGACTTTCATTGCCGATTTCCACACAATTAGCATCACGTGTTGCTTGTCTGAATCTACGCTTAGACGTATACATTTTTCCGTCTGCGTGATTAACCAAAGCACCCATTTCATCAGAAATTACATTCGGAGCATCAATAGATTCATAGAAACCCTTCTCAACAATTCCATTTTCGTTAGAATCAGGGTCATTTGGCTTATAGATGAATGTCGGCATTTAATCCTACTTTTTATTCCAAGGTTTAAATTTCCTGAGCATATCAAGTTCCGGAAACTTTCCAGTGAACGTTATTGCTCGGTCGTCTATAGTTACCATAGCTGAAGGTTTGAAGCGTGTAAATCGGACATTTTCTAAACCTAACCTGCCAGGGCTGTCATTCCACATATTACCAGCATGAAATTTCAGGTACTTCCTCATGGCTGAAATTCCAAACCAATGATGAGACCTTGAACTGTGAATAACAACATCCCATCCTGCATCCAATGCCTCATCCATAAAAAGTAGAGCGCCTTCTACTGGTAGATCCGGAATGTTTCTAGCACCCTTCCACCCGCTGACGTACGAATTTATTACGCCATCAAAATCCAGACATAAGATCGGTTTATACATCTACAGATTCACTCTTCTTTATCGATGCTACGTTTCATAAGATCATACATTCTATATATCTTAGACCTTAAAATATCAATGGGGTTTATAGCACTAAGCATATCAAGACCTGATATTTTATTAGACACTGATGGAAACCCTCGACCTAATTGAGTCTTACCTATTATCAGGATATACAGTGCGTCTTCATTTGGTAGGTGTTCTACATGTACTCTAACCGGAAGATCAACAAATATCTCACTTACTTCTTTTTCTATCTCTTCCGTTGTATACATCTACTTACCTCAATGTGTTGGCACAAAAATAGGTTTCAATACTCTACTCATCAATAATACCCTCAACTGATTGAGATATAGCTAATTTTGTTATCTGACCGCATATTCTATTTGAACTTGCAAGGGATTCAACACCACTTAAATCTAATCTAACCATCCTTCTAGTTGAATTCCTCTCAGTAAACATAACATCAATCAACTTCTCAGGATCGGCCTTAGCCCAATGCTTCCGTAGATTTGATTTTGGGGGTAACCTTTCTATCTTGCAAAGGTCTTCAGCTTTCTTATCATACAATCCAAGATACAGTCTGTTAGTAATATAACCAAAATCTCTAGGATTAACTGCCCCCCGTTTTTTCAATTCGGTAGTATGATCATTTCTTTCTTTAATGCTTGTCACCCTAATAATATGTTTATCTTCATCACTATAATAATACTGTTGTGATCTATTACCATTTTTCCATTCAATAAATACCGTAATAACACCATGAGTTAGTTCTTGAGCCTTTTCAGTTTTTAATAAAGAACAAAGACGAATTGCTTGCCCTTCATTCAACCAATACTCTTTGGTTGAATGAATAGCACCATTACCACCACTGATATGTGCCTTCACCAACGGCACCGTTCCATAACGTCTCAAATCATTCAGATTTGCCTCTATAATTTGCCTAATCCTTCTTGGACGACCCATACCGGCTTTTTCACCAAGAATTGTATCTTTAATGCGTGGCTCGTCATTGAAAACTGTGAGATCTTTAATCTGAAACATTTTCAATCATCCTCAATGTGTTGATTTTTGTCTACGAGCTGCGGCACGTTGTTGTTGCAACTTAATCTGAGCCAATTTATGCTGTTGTTGTGCTTGTGTCATCGTATGTTGATGTTGTTGCCTCTGCTGAGCCATTGTTTGCTCATGCTCGCGCTTCTTCTGTTCAAACTCATGCTCTTGTAATTGACGCTCACGTTCCCTTTGCTCTGCTTCCATGCTCATCTTGTGATGATCAATGGCCCCCGCCACAAACTGCTCTTGTTGGTCATATGATCTATCAAGTGCATGATCTTGCTGATCAACCATAGTCTGATGCTGAGTTGTTTGTGATTTAATTGATTCCTGCTTTAGCTCATTATCAGCCTTTGCCTTCTCAATCTGTAGTCTTATTAATTCAATCTGAAGTTCTAACTTTCTCATTTCTGCATCAATTTGTTTCTGATTAGTATCAGCCTGTGAGTTAGCCAGTTCCCCTTGATTTTCAAGCTGTTGTCTCTGCAACTCAGCTTGAGCCTGTTGTTGATCAGTCTTAGCCTTCATCTGACTTGATTGTATATCAGCTTGAGCCTTAGCCTTGACCGCTTCCAACTTCATCTGCTCTGGATTAGGTTGTTGTGAAGCCATCTGTTGATGACGTTTAGCCGCTACTATCGCTTCATCACAGAAATCTTCAATAGCCTGTTCCAATTCCCTTCCTACATTAAAGCCCCTGACACCAAACTGAAGGAACTTACCTAATAAAGGGGCTGCTTCTGGCATTTGGGCTGAAATCTGCATAGCCTGAGACATAAACTGAGTTACTGAGGCAATAAACGCAGTCCTATCACCTTTTTCCTGTTCCCTATCTGCATAGATCGTAGACTCAACCTCAATCTCAACCCTGAAGCCCAATAACTTCTCATTCCTGATTAATTGAATTGATTTAATGATCCTCTCCAACCCCTTGATCTTATCAAGCATCTCAGGGGTGATTGGAGGCTGTTGTGGAGGCATTGGGCCTTGAAAACCCATACCTGGACGTGGGGGCATTCCTTGTGGAAGTTGCCCTGGTACCCCTGATTGAAAGGGTTGGCCAGGAGGCATTCCTTGAGAGGTTCCCATACCCGGTGGGGGCATACCCATTGGACCTGGTGGTCTTGGTGGCTGTGGCCCACCTTGAGGGGACTGTCCAAGGGGTGGCATACCCGGCGGTCCAGGGGGCGCGGATGATGGTCCTGGTGGTTGTGATCCATCTGAGGGGTTCCCCATCCCAGGGGGCAGAAGTTGCTTTAAGGGGTCAGGTTCAGTCACATCCATAGTGCCTAAACCCTGCTCATACAGAGCCCCTGAAACATCAATAAGGGATTGAGAACTAAAATGCTGACACATAATATCAGCCATTATTCTCAACGTATCCCTAGCAAACCGGGCTATTTCATTCTGCCTATGCTGAAGCCTAGTTCCTGATGCGTTTGATTTGAGCCTTTGACCCCCTAAGGTCTCCCTGGCATCTGAAGTTCCTCTCATAATATCATTGATACCAGTAAGCCGGTCCATTTCAGCAATGGCTTGTTCTTTTATTTTTGTTAATTCTTCAATAACACCCATAATTTCTTTGAGTGGAATAAAACTCAGGTTACCAGCAACACCACCTTTCTCAGCAAAAGCAGCCCAGTCATCAACTGGAATCATTTCATTTTCAACAGACTCATTGAAGAGCCTTTGAATACCTTTAGCAGCAGCATTATAGACGCCAGCCACTTTACAAGCCTTAGCCAGCATCGCTATACGTTGGGTCAATTCATCAATCTGAATTGCCTGATCTTGGTATTGAATAAAATCAGGAACAGGAACTAAGGTATTATTAGTTACATTTGAGTAAAGTGGCTTAGGGCACGGAAAGAAATTCTCAAGTTTCAGGGGATCATCTTTACGATCACAAAGGTATTGATAACCTTCAGCCACCCAAATAACTTCTTGATGGGTGCGATCCCAGATCTCATAAATCTGAGCCTTCTCATCTATCTCATGTCCTTGAGATGTATCCTCTTGACGCCTTGTTTTTCTATCATCTTTTTGAAAAGGTATAGCCTTACCAATCTTACTGCCAAACCTGCGCTTCATCTGATCACGGGTCATGTAAACCCGTTTACCTACAGCCGTCACCTCTTTCCAAGTTCTAGCCCTATTTGGAAAGGTATAAAAATCAGTCCACTGTACAAAGTCAACAGGGGTTGACTCCCTGGTAACCCTATCACCAGTTTCCCTCAACTTCATTTCTGATTCTGAATCGTCTTCCCCCTCAATGTCACCCATTGCATCAGATTGATCCATTTCATCATCATTGGGAATAGACATGCCCTCACCAAATTCAGGCTCATATCTAACCCATACTGATCCCCGTCCTGATAATAAATAATCAAGCAATGACTGACGTATTGCTTCATCAAATCCATTAATCTCAATCTCATTTCTAAGACCCCGCTCAAGCATCTGAGCAGCACCTCTGCCTACTGGATCCTTATCATTAAACCTGCGCTCACAAACAGGAACAGGTTGCTTACCATATAAAGCAGGGATCAATATCTGAACATTAGCCCAGAGAGCATTATAATGACGCTGACCATCTTCATCAGTGCGATTACGCTCATCCCGGTAACGCTTTTCAATAGTGGTGCCACGCTTCAGCCAGCGTTTAAATTCCTTGTCATCATCAACCTGAATAATCTGTTGAAGCCAGAATGACGCCAACCTACGCCCCACAGCCTCCCCATCGGGGCCAGCCAATTTATCAAGTTCAGGCTCCGGATATGACTTCCTACGGTCGTCATCCCGCTCTTCTGAATCTTCACGTGGTCTTGTATATCCAGGTGCTGCCATTATTATTCTTTCTTACCGTAATTCTTATTCCACATTTCTTCCTGATACAATCTATCAGCCTTACGTTCAGAGGTCTCAGGCAACTTCATTTTTAGATCACCTGTTGAATCTTCCCTTGATGCTAATCCCCACCTGGCTCCACTAGTCCTATCACCAGTAACTGTCCTAGCATAGGGATATTGTTGCTGAAGACTTCTCAGTAAACTTCTCATATCTGAAGTGCCAAAAACATGAGCAGAATTATTTGCTTGAGCGGCCCTATTTGTAAATGGTAATGGACTTCCTTCATCAGCTCCAATACTAGAAATATGAATATTATCAGTCCTTGGGTCATGAATTAGTTCTACCCTACCAACAGATCCAACCATAGGTTTAGTATCATCTAATATGTCATGATCATAAGTAGTTTTTCCAGTCTTTCTATTATAAAACTTATTAGCAGGTTTAGATAAAAACAAAGCGGCAAGATAAGGACTCATTTTACCTGCCAAAGCAGTAGCCCCTTTTGCTACAATAGGACCGGCTGCCCCTAAAGCATAAGGCCATAAATCTGAAGCAGCAGATCCTTGGTCTGGTTTTGTTTCTCGAGTAGGAGCTTGAGATGATACACCCTTTAACTGATCTGATATCAGTTTATTTATCTGATCAGGGTCTTGTCCAGGGAATAGGTCTGAGTAATCTTCTGGCATTATTTTATTCTGGCTCGGCTTGTGAACCTAATCCTATCTTGTTTATTCTCACTTGCGGCAAAAACGTCATCTAAAGAAACATTACAAACATTAGGGTCAGTTGAGAGGATCTTAGGACGTTCCTCTTCTGGTGATTTATATGGACTGCCGGAAATCATTCGGTCCAATATCTGGCCCACGAGTCCTATTGCGTCGACTGCGTCATCATTCTTACCAGCAGGGAAAGTAAGCATTTCACGTCTTAATTCAGCGTACCACGGTTTCCTGCTGGGAAAGTAAACCTTAAGCATAGCCATTCTTCCGCGAATTGATTGAGCACGTATAGATTTATCACCACGGGTGGGGAACTGTGCCCTGGCTATATACAGCCCACGCTCCATAAGCCTTTTATGAATAAAGGGGCCAACACCTGCCCTGATCTGCCCTGACTCCTCAGCCCAACCTAAGGGTCTCCATTCTTTAACTAAGTCACAAAATGCCTCAACCCATTTATCAGATGAAGTCCTATTACGCCAAAGGTCTAGAATAAAAACATTATTATCTGGATCTACTCCAGCCACAATATGCACTGTATAATCCCCATCCCCACTAGTTACTGCATAGTCACTAGCCCCATAAATACGCAAAGATTCACGGTGAGGAACTGGAGTACGGGTTCCTTCACCATATTCCATAAACCAAGAGGATTCGAAAAAGTTACCAGTCTCAGGGGCAGGTCTTTGTTGATAAAGAGCTGACCAAGCCCGTGCTGTAGCAGGGTTGGTCTGTAATGGTATATAATCTTCTTGTCTGAAGTACTCAGGCCAAAGCCATTCACCGTGATTTCTACCTAGAGGATCATCATCCCTCTCGCAGACCATTGGTAGACAAACTACATACCAATCATAACCATCCTGTCCTTTAATCCAACCCGATTCACCATTATAATTTACTGGCAAAATGCGTCCAGGTGGATCATCTTCATGCCACCTAGTGTTGATTCCTACCTCCCATGCACCTGGTTTTTTACGTGTCCTCAATGAGTTAACATACTCATCCCATGTTCTATCACGTATCAATTTAGAATCAGCATCTTGTCTGCCTTTAATCAAATCATCCCATACAACACCATCAGCACGGTTACCAGTAATACCTGATAGTATACCAACAGCCTTCCATTCTGATCCATTAGTCAAGGTCCATTCATCAGCAGCAGCACTATCAGGTGATAGCTCTGTCCCAAAGATACGTTTATATAAAGGTTGCCTGACAATAGACCTAGCCCACCTACCTTGCTTCTTAGGTAGATCGCTACCATAACCAGTTACAATAACTGTCTTATTAGAAAATCTACCCATAAAATGGGTGGGAAAACATACTGAAGAATAGAGACTTTTTGCTGATCCTGGAGGCATTAATCCCAGAAGCCTTGATATCTTTCCATCTTCTACATCTTGAAGACACTTCAACCACAAAAGATGGTGAGCACCAAAAGCCTTAGGTATTGGTACGAAACGTTCTTTTTCTTCTTCATCAGAATCAGCAGGACGGGTTGGAATATCAATTATAGAAGCATAAGTTAATAAATCATTCTTAGCCCTAAACCTCTTCCGACGTTCAGTCTGTAGATCCCTCAGTTCCCCTGATAGTCTCTGTACTTCTGCTGAAGGCATTAATTACACTATCAATTATATCTACTTTTATCAGTAGGTGGCTCTTCATCATCTTTTTCAGGGATAGGAGCTTGATGAGTAACCTTCTCAATTCTGTTTAAAGTTTCTGTTATTCTCTGGTCAAGATCACGGGAATCTAAATCCTTAACCGGGGCATCCATATTAGCATTCATATTGATATTAGTAGCGGCTGCCTTACCATAACCACGATCTAAGATAACATTAGCAGCCGTTATTTTAGCAGTATCGTTGGCTTCTGGACTATTAAGAATATTAACCAAAGCCTGCATTGCATCCAATGCATACTGTCGTGCTAAATCTTGAATATCACGGGCTTCAGTAGCAACATTTTTCTTTCTGAGGACACCCATCTGAACTTCCCTAATTGTTTTTAACCGTCTACGCCTATGTTCAATATAAGGCTTTTGTAATTCAGGGCCGCCAAGACCAGCATGACGCTTAATCCTATGACCATGAACTGAAGGATCGGGCTTATCTGAAAACAGACTTTTCTGATTACAAGTGCCCTTCAATCCAGGGAAGGGCACTGGATTCTTCTTTAATTCTTTTTTATAATTTCTTTTAAGGGGAGTCCATTTAAGCAAATCACGGTCTTCATAGCCCTGAAAATTCTTATTAACTTTATATTGTCCTGGTTTCATCTCTCATCTCTAAAGTTATTTTTTGTCCCCTTGAATAAAATTCTTATAATTCCTATAGTAATTATAAAGATAATTTTTATCTTTTCAAGACTATTTAGACGCCATAGTTCTGGATGAAGTATGACTCTTTTTCTTCTGTGCCTTCCCACTCATTAGTGCCTCAAGATGTTCCAATAACTCAGTATCATGTTCATCTTTGTATGGTTCCAAGTCCAGGTCCGAGGGGATTTTAGTTAATTTCTCATGAGCATCAGCTTTGATATAAGGATCAAAAGCCCTTTGATAAACACCCCACCAACCAGGGCCTATCATCTCCAACACACCACGCCTCTCATATGCTGTAGCCAATTGATGGGCATGCTGATAGTGGAAATGCATTTGATCCAGCATTGTCTTTTCAAAAGTTTCATGCCTCATCAAAAACGGTATTGGATCTATTTCCCTAGTTTGTCCATCACGCTCCAATTTAATTTTATCTGGAAGATGTTTATCAAAGTAAATTGTATTTCCATCTAAGGAGTACCCTCCAAGGTAGGGTATCGTGAACTCCTTACTTATCTTCCTTAGCTTATATAGCTCATGCTGGATCGATTCATTTTTCAGATAACGATCCAGCACTTGGGAATTGATACCAAATCCACCTAAATGTCGGTGACCTGATGACATATTAATCAGACACCCCTAACAAACAAAGCATTAAAAGTCCAATTAGACAAGTCAGTATTATTAAATTGCTGAAGATAGTCAGTTGTTGAAGCCACTATTTCAAAGTATCCGCTAGCCTCCATCTGACCGTTCCCACCTTGATACATAGAGCTTTGAAGCCAGATAAGTTTATCACCAGCCTGTATTCCAGGCACACTAATAATACCACTACCATCATTTCCAGTAAATGTTGCACCTACAATTTCAGGTGATGAGGTCACAGAACTTGTGTGGGGTAAAATAGTCCCTTTTATATTTGTAGCTGCCCAAGCCCACCCAAATCCACTTCCTTCACCTGCCACGTTTAGATTGGCAGTCGCTTGATTAATTCCATAACCTGCCGCTGCAGATGTCAGACCTGCATTATTAACAAATATTTGATTCCCATTAAAGCCATTGAAATGATGACCATTCCCATCCGTACACACAAAACTACCAACATATGCGTCACTAGTAGATGTTATTATTGATGGTATAGTAGGATCACCAGAAGTTCCATTGTTAGTATTAACACTATTAAATGTCGTTGATCCACCTGTTTGATCGACACCATATAATGAGATGCCCCCACTTTTAACACTGTCTACAGTACTAGCCCAAGAAACTGATAGCGTTTTATTACCACTCACAGGGGCTACTAATCCCCATAATTGGACTAGTGTGACATTAGTAGGATCATTGGCTTGAGCTATCAAAGATAAAGATTGATTAGCCCCTGTTAGGTCCCAAGTCACACTAATTCCAGTTGGTTGACTATAAGTAGACCATCCAAAATTAAGGGAATAAACTAAAGCCCTATTTATCCCCGTACCAATTGTTAATGAAGTATCAGTAAACGAAGATACATTATTGTTTAAACCTCCAAATGAAGTTGCATCAAGATCGACTGCCATATTTTATCTCCAATTCTTTCACAATATCATTGATGACTGGATCCCAATCATCACGTTCCCTCTGTCTGAAAATTCTCATTGAAGGGTACCACGGACTAGAGTCATTCCAAGAACAATCAGGTCGTTTTGCCATAAACTGCCAACCATAAGAATAATCAGATAACATTAACCAAACCTGCTTCCCCATTGAAGCAGCCAAATGTGCTACACTTGTATCTATACTAATCAACAAATCTAAATTTTCAATCAGAGCTGCCGTTTCTGCCCAATTCAACAATCTTTCATCTTTTGGTAGGACATCTGCAATCAGATTATTGACAAGTCTAGTTGGACCTGCCTGTACAGCAACAAATCTACATGGATCTATTTCAATGATTGGCTTAAGTAGATCAAATACTATTGATTTTCTATAAAGGTAACGTTCTTTCCATTGCCCTGACTTAGGCCCAGTTGACCAACAAATTCCTATTTTATTTTTACAAGATTTGTATTTCTTAACTAATTCAGAATCAGATTTAATATAAGGTCCAGACCAGGGAATTGTATCTAATTCAGTTTGTAATACATAAGGTAGATCATCTGTTGGTAGGTGATAATCAAAGTCTGATACACCAGTTGTACCTGGATAGTCAGTAGCCAATTGAATTACCTCAATATCATGAAATGAATCCCTAGCAAGTTTTACTGCCCCTGCTTTTGCTTCATACCTAACTGTGTAACCTTTTTCTACAAGTAATGGCAAATAACGCATTAAGCAGATATTATCACCTTCACCAGAAGTGGAGTGGATATGCACAACTGCCGGAGGTGGTTGATTTATGAATAATGATTTCCCATTGAATCTTTTGATGTCTTGCCCTAAGATTGTTTTAGTATCTAGTTTCGCCTGGAATGATTGTTCCCATCCCTCTCTACAGAGTCCTATAGAAGACATGGAAGATGATAAATAAAACCTGAGTAGTGAATTATTACCGTCATTTATTTCTAATAATGGACTTAATAGTTCTATTGTTTTTTCATGATCTCCTTTAGCAAAGGCAATTAATGCTTTAATAATTAAAACATCATTAAATAAGTTCGGATCAGTCATAGAATTACTGATCCGAACTGCTTCATCGAATTTTTCTAATTCTATTAATGAGAGGACATGTTCTAAAGACATTTATATTATTCAACGATATCTGTGACCTGAGCTCAAGATAACAAACCTTAGGACTTACCTCTAGAACCCAAACGATGGGCATTTCTGTGCCCACTCATCCTGAGTGGCCCACAATGTTCTGATGGGGCATGTCCAAAACCATGACTTCCAGATACTGAACCTTCACGGAACATGTGTGCCTTACCGGTAGATTCAGGGTGATGTTCGGCCCTGGCTGTAGCTGCACCATGCATGGCATTGGCCTTTGACCCCACATGACCAAGGGGATTTGAACTCTCACCATGCAGCTCCCCATCCCAGTTAAAAGGACGGTGATCCGACTTGTTGCCTACAGCCTCACCTGACTTACCATGAAAGTTCATGCTATGAGCATCATTCTGATAGCCACGCTTGACTGTGCCATGACCTTCTACCCCATCACGGGCAATAGCATGTGCTGCATGGGGGGTAGAATTATTACGACCTGGACCTGCTGTATCACCAAGGGACTTCTGACCCTTGCCATGCCCACCATGCGCTGATTTATCATAAGTTCCATCACCAGAACCAATAATCTTATGTGTAGGTTGACTAACCATATCATTTCTTCCTTTTAGGTTTAGATTGACCGGATTCACTTAATGAAATTGCAATGGCTTGTTTCTGCGAACGAACTATGGGACCCTTTTTACTTCCCGAATGAAGTTTCCCTGCTTTCCACTTATCCATCTCTGTTTTTACAACTTTTTGTTTCTGTGCCTTTGTTCGGGTAGGTCCTACTGGCATATCAATCCCAATCACCATAAGAATGAAATCTATAAGGTCTGTAAGTATGATAGAAGTAATGATATGGGGGGTAATACTTATATACCTGATAACCATCACGGAAACCATCATGCCAAGATCTATGATAACCCTGATGATAATCATAGCATTGTGCCTGAGCAGCCATTGGTAGAATTACTACCAACACAATCAAACCTATTAAATATTTCATTGGATCACTCCTTTGATATATTGGTAGCAAAATGCCCTTTAAGACCTTGATTGACCACACATAATACCTTGTCACCCTCCTGAATAGTCTCAAGCCCCGACTTTTGAAGTTGCTGTTTATGCATGAAGACATCGTTAGGATAACCTTCACACTGTATAAACCCAAATCCCTTGGTATCATTAAACCATTTGCAAACCCCCCGTACTTTAACTACTTTATTGAGCTTGGAAGTATCATTAGGTGCGCTATTAGTATCACTCATTTAATCTTCTCATCTTCTATCGAAGTTACCACTGGAGCTAGATCTTTTTCAGATAGCTCAATATGAACTTGTTGTCCCAGCATTTCTATAAGAACACGCACCCTATCATTAGGTCGCATGCCATCGTATAGTCCAGTATAACCCTCTAATGGGCCTGTAGCAACTCTCACCTGTTGCCCTTTTTGGAATTTAGTTGGCTCTGGTAACGTAATCAACCCTGCTTTATCTTCACGCATTTTTAAATCTTCTATGATCTTATCTGATACAATCACTGGTTTGCTGTCTTGTCCAATCATAATCCTACTCACACCAAATGTCGAATTTATTCTGTGCCATTGTTGTTCTATCTGCACAAAAAAATATCTGGGAAATAATACCTTAATTTTAATTTCCTTTCCAACCCTGCTCATGTATTTAGGTAAGTAAGGAACAAAACCTTGCCTTTCCAAGTTAATAATTGCTCTGTTCTCATTTCCAGGCTTAGCTATAACAACACTCCAGTACATTTTCCACCTGCCTACATTTGCCCTTTAGTTTCAGATAACCCTTTAACCTACTAAAAACTAAAGTATAATCAAAAATGGCACAAGTAGCCTGATTTGGAGTCCCCCACATGCCTGACATCCTTGCCATCCTTGTACAAGCCCGCGCCCTCATTGCCCGACCTGAGAACTGGTGCATCAAAGTTTTCAATCAAATTAAGTTCGGAGCTTATCCATCATATACAAGTTATGTGTCTTATTGTTCACGTGGTGCCATATTTGAGGTTCTGGGCATCAAAAACCCACTAGGGGACATGAAAGATGATAACCCCTACTGTTATGAACTTATCAAACATGTGCCTGATCCCTACCCCTTGGCAAGGGATGCTGGTGACAGTGTAGCACACTATAATAATAGTCACACGCATGCTGAAGTCCTACTGATATTTGATCAGGCTATCGCCCGGCTAAGGGCTGAAAAAGGTGTGGCTGAGTTGAAGAATACTATTTCAAGGATGCTTGAAACAGTATAGGTTTCCAAAAACTAGGGCTGGTGGGGCAGCCCTTTTGCGCGCGTAGCCCAACTGGTAGGAGGCAACAGATTTAAGATCTGTACAGTGTCAGTTCGAATCTGACCGCGCGCATCTTTACCTTTCAGGAACTATTTATGACACCACAGACCAAGGCAAGGCTTTATGCAATAGGAGCTAGTATCAATGCCATACTAGCAACATTGTCAGTTCATTGGATTAATAGTTCCGTTTCATATTTCTTTAATGCTATAGCATTTTTAATATGCTCGTTCCTGGCCTTAAAAAACTACCGCTTGCTATGAGGTATAGGCATGACAAAACAAAAACCTAAGTTTACAAACGTTAAGTTTCCTTTTCCTGAGGGTGCTACTGTAAAGGAAATTATGAATTGGATACATGGTGATGATATCAGAACCAAAGGTGATTTGGTTGGTTGGACTGGTTCACCACCTATGCACTTGAATAGGGAACCAGTTGCAACTAATAAAAAGAAGTAAGTTATGGAGGGTTGGCAGAGTCAGGCTGATTGCGACGGTTTTGAAAACCGTTAATGGATAAAACCATTCGGGGGTTCGAATCCCTCACCCTCCTTCATCACTTTAAAGGGTAGTAAAATGCCAATAACTAGCCTAGAACAAATACTTAAGCGGTTCAGCAAGACACGGGATGTTAAACTGTTTGAAGCTGCTGCCAAAGAGCTTGAGGACGGTGCCAAGCAACTTGAGGGTGCTGCTGCTGAAATAGAGGAATGGCGTAGTTGTGCTAAGTATGATGCAACAATGGAAGGGCCTAAATTCAAGGGCTGGGATATGAGTGCTTTGGATCGCTGTCGTAAAAAGTTCATTGAAGGAAAGTCTGAATGAGTCCCATGTACCAGGGTATTACACCAATTCATTTTATGAATGATTTTTATGTGAAAAGGGAGGATTTAGCGTTCTGGTCCTCACTTGATTACCCAAGTGGATCCAAAGTCAGACAATATTTTAATATGGTCAAGGCTTATGTACCTCAACACAGTGTTCCAGGGCATGCTGCAGGCTACTCAGACCTTTGTTATTCAGACTTGACTTGTTTAGTAGGTTGTTCTGCTAATAGTTGCCAGCAAGTGTATCTAGCAGCCACGTCTAAAATTCTAGGAATGAAAGGAATTGTTTACACTGCCAAAAGAAAAATAAGGTCTGAGGCCACACTTTATGCTGAGAATTTAGGATGTGAGATTGTAGAAGTAAGACCGGCCTATTTATCAGTCATCAGGAAGGCAGCCCGGCAACGTGCCATAGATGAAAAGAATATACTTCAATGGGATAGAAAGGCAGCCATCCTAGATACTGCTGCTCAATGTGAAAATTTGCCGGCTGATATTCAAAGGATCATAGTCCCAACAGGGTCGGGTTTAACAGCTGCTGGTGTTCTACTGGGTATAGCACAACATTTCAAAGGGGATAGTTATCCCAGTGTAGTCATAGTGGCTACTTCACCCATGGCATCTCCTGAAAAGGTTATGCAGATGGCCATGGCAGCCAATCAGAATAGAATATTTCCAATGTCCCCTTTAGAGTTTATTCACCCCAGTACACCCTATGATGTTCCAGTTATTGAACGGTTACCAGATGGTACGCCCCTTGATTGTTTTTACGCTGGAAAGGCTTTGAAGTATCTGACTGCTGGTAATATGATTTGGTTACCCGGGTTACGGCCTGTTGTAAGTATGCCAAAAATATGCCAAGATGCTTTTCAATCTTGGAAAGGCCCAACATAATGAGAAAACCACGACGTACAATTGCCCCGTTTACACCTGATTTCTTAAGAAATGTTTTGCATTATGATGATAAGACAGGGGAGTTTAAATGGTTATCTGGGAGATCGGATAAAATTGGAAAGATAGCTGGTTATGATGGTAAAGGAACTAACCGTTATCACATGATTGGTATAGATAGAAACGATTATACCACCTCAAACTTAGCATGGTTTTATATGACCGGTGAATGGCCCCTCCATGAAGTCGATCATATAAACAGAAATAAACTTGATAACAGATGGAATAACCTTAGATTGGCCACACACAGTAATAATTCTACTAATTGTGTTAGAAAGAAAAAAAGTGGGTTGCCAAGAGGTGTTGTCTTATCGCGCGGGCTATATCAGTCACAGATTATGATAAATAAAAAGTGTATCTGGTTAGGCCGATTTAACACGATTGAAGAAGCTCATCAAGCCTACCTAAAAGCTTCCGAATTCAGAAAAGAATTCTTACCAAGTTAATTGCTGTCAGGGCTATGCCTGAGCAATGTCAGCAAGAATTCAGTGATTGGAAAGGACCTCATGAAATGTCCGTGGTGCAACAAGCTCATGCAACAGATAAAGGTGAAGACCTTAGCAGGTGAAAGCATAAAGTGGGACTGTAGAGTTGAATCCTGCAAAGACCTTATCAAGCCTGGAAAGAAAGTAGCTATTACTACTAACTATGATGATCCTATCTACCTCAAAGGAATTAATGTTACGTTCCTTTCACTGAATGACCTAGAGTTTCATCCTAAAGATCGTTGGATCCAGGTTAAATAGAAAGTTTAGACTTATGAATTCAAATGATAGAAACTCACCTGAAGGCATGATGTGGGACGCGCTTGCTGGGAATAAACTAGTCACAATCAAATCTGTAGAACAGTTATCTATTCTAAGAATGGAAAGGTGGGATTATATAAAACAGACCCATAAATTCTATTGGAAAAATGACCCTAGTTATTGGTGGGCTAAAACTACTAAGAAGGCATGAACCAATGACATGGAATTGGCTGAGTTTATACAAGAATAATAAGACTGAAGCTGAAGTCTTAGGGTTGGCAGCCATAGCAATTGAATCCTTATTTGTTAAGTTGCAGGGACGTGCTCCCTCTCAACAATATGAAGATGGGTATGCAGATGGAATAGCTGCGGCAGCAAAGTTACTCAGGGAAATGATAAAATGAGACATCTGAGAGTGATGGGTAGACAAGTTGAAGATCCTGAAAACAGGGGTGAGACAGCACATTGGATTGCAGCCCCAATGAAGGATGTTGGAACTATTCAACAATTTCATGAAGTTGTTGAGCGTGCAGATGCGGTTATGGAAAAACTACAGAATACAATTAAATATTTGCAGGAAAAGGGTAAATGACTAAATGCCATCTCTGTGGAAATGAATTTAAGCAGCCAGTTCTTCAACAAGGGGGCACTCCAGGTAAGATTTACTGCAGCAAGAAATGCCGCTCTAGAATGGGGGAATTAAGGAAAAAAGAAAGAATAAAAAAGAGTTGGGCTGATGGGACGAGACGGGATGTGTGGTTAACAGAACATTATGGAATAACTGAAAAAGAATGGAATGATATCTTTGACAAGCAAGGAAGAGCTTGTGCCATCTGCAAGACTACTAAACCTAAAAGTAAAGTAGGATGGCACACCGATCATAATCACAAAACCAACAAAGTCAGGGGAATTCTTTGCGAAAATTGCAATCGTGGGCTTGGAATGTATGCTGAGGATATATCATTTTTAAGACATGCGATGGTATACCTTGGAGTACACCAAGGAATACTTAATGCGGAATCAATAGAAAAAGCAGGAATAATCTATCCATTCTTTCCCAGGTCCAATCAAAACGGAATGACCTTTGGTGTGAGTATGGCTGGATATGATATTAGAATAGATCAAGAATTAGTTCTTATGCCAAAGGATTTTTCATTGGCATCATCAATAGAATATTTTGATATGCCAAATGATCTGGTTGGCATGGTCTGTGACAAGTCAACACATGCCCGCAAAGGGTTACAAGCCTTTAATACGATTATAGAACCAGGGTGGAGGGGTTACCTAACACTTGAATTAGTAAATCATAGTCATAGACCTATTTGGCTAAAGCATGGGGATCCTATTGTTCAAGTTGTCTTTCAGACTTTAACACAACCAACTGATAGACCGTATAATGGAAAGTATCAGGATCAGAAACGTGGCCCACAAGAAGCTATTCTTGAACCTGTAACAAAGCGTTGGGTGTAGGTAATAATTGCCATGTATAGCCAGTTAAACTACTATTAATAAAATTAAAAGGCAAAAAATAGATGAAGTTTCCTAAACATGAGGGTGGTTTAATCTTAACACATAATGATCATAAGTCTTGTTATAGAACAGTTAAGAAAGCTATAGATTACAATGATCCTGGTTACCGGGATAGTGATTGGGTTAGTGAAGAACAAAAGCAAAAAGCAATAGAAACAAATGACTGTTGGACCTTACAATGGTATCCCAATACCCCAATATCTTTTAATATTCTATCAGCAGCTGACTTAGAGGTCTTACTTAAGTATGTAGGTGAACATGATGAAAAAGAAATCTGATCTGGATGTATGGTTAGATGATCTAACAGATAGACAGAACCATTTATATAAGAATGTGCTTCCATGCCCTGAGTGTAATTCCATTCAAGTACAGGTGATAAAGTTTGAAGCCCCAGCCAAATGGAAATGCAGAATCTGTAAACAGGGGTTTACACATGAACCAGAAACTTCAGGATCAGATAAAATACCCAGCAAAAGTTAATGAGTCCAGGGTAGAAAAAGAGGTAAGATGGCGTGCTCAGCATACATGGGATGGACCACCAACAACAATTGGGTGGGTCAGTATCCCTACCTGTTCAAGGTGCGGGTGTGATGCTTCAGAACAGACACCTTGTGAGGCAAAATCATCCCCTATTAATTTAGGTAACTTTAATCTAAAGGAAAGAAGTCTTAATGATTTGAATTATTTATAAGATTCTTGTTCTGTTCTAATTTCAAAAATTCTATATATAGAAGATAAATAAAGATACCTATGTACCCTTTTTGTTCTAATTTTAAAAATTTCTACTATAGTAGACAGGGGTTCTTACGTATCCGTACCCTGGGCAAGTGGGTTGTTTTGTTGATACCAAACTCATCCCATGTATACCATTTCCCCTGATAGCCCCCTTACTTGGTATACTATACCAAGCATAGTATAATCATATACTATACATATAATATCAAGCATGTGCCTAGCATACATGGCATAGCCATGTCAACCCCATTGACATACATAGCCCTGCGTTGCAGCCACTACAGGCATCATCATACCTAGCACGTGCTGCTATAGCCACCCCCTCATGTCAACCCTTATTCACTGGCATGCCAGTGAATAATTAATTGGTCATGGGTTGACGCGTGTTGTGCACGTGCTATGTAAGGGGTGTTGAGGCAGCCATATAGGTTGCTGGGTTCACCTGATACGGCGGTTGCCCTCACCCGGGGGCAACACGGGGTTGACAGCCCCTAGCAACGCCGCAGCGCCCGTGCCAACCCGTAAGGGGGTGCATAGCAACGTTATTGTGGTTGACGCCTTCAACCGCATGCGCTGTCAAGTCAGGCAGCGCAGGTGTGTGAAGGCTAAAAACCATGACCAAAGTTACTGTTGACCATGATGACGTTGACGGCGCGGCCCTGACCCGGGCAGCACTTACCACACATGCCCCTGATACGGGCTTGCAGGTGGCCGCTGATGCGGTTGAGGCTGACGGGGCGGGTGATACCGCCCCTGATGATCATACCGCGCCTCAGGGTGACGCGCCGGCCGGTGGCGTGGCTGACATCATTGCCGCCATTCAGGCGGGTGATGATGCGGCCCTGACGGTTGCGCTTGATGCCACCACAAAGGTGGCTGATGACGCGGCCAACAACCCGGCAGTACTGACGGCGGCCAAACCTGCCAAGCAGGTGGGTGAAACCAAAAAGCAGTACGCGGCGCGCATCAAGGCGTGGCAGGCTGAAACGGTCAAGGCGGCAACGCCTGTGATTGATGCGGTGGTTGACCCTGACATGGCCGCGCACAAGGCGGCCATTGAAGCGGCCAACGTGGCGGTTGAGGCTGACAAGCCTTTGCCCCGTACCATGCCTATGCTGGTCAGCACACCGGTCATCATGGCCCAACCTGCCACCCCTGTTTGGCCCGGTGGGTTTGACTTGAGCGGTTGGGCTGACATGGCCGCTGATACGGCGTGGCAGGGCGGGCTTGCCCCACCCTGCCCTGATGTTGATGCGGTGCATGCGGCGTGTGCCCTGAGTGCGGGTAACCCTGACAATGGGGTGCCACGGCTCAGTGAACCCCATACCAAAAAGGTGATGTCAATTGCCTGCTACTTGACACAGGCAATGCCGCAGCACCTTGACCAGTTGAGCACTTTCAACGTGTTTGACTGGGGTGTGGCAATGCACATGTGCCGGTCATTGGGGCGGGTATGTGGTACCACGGCTGACAACAAGCAAAATGCCAGCCTTGACGCTGAACGGGCCATGCTACTGTCAATTGACCGTGGCCTATCAGTTCAACACCGCTACGGCACCAGCACCAAACGGGGCGTGGTGTACCGCAACCGGGTCACCACTACCAAGGGGTACCTACTGGTGACACGGTACTTTGACCGCATCAACCGGCCGGTACCGTTGTGGCTGAGTGGCTATCATGCAGCGGTGGCAAGCTGGCAACTTGAGCACCAGCCCGCCAAGCCTGTTGACGGCATGGCCGCCCTTATGGGCGCGCCCAATACCAAGTAAAACTCAGGGGCTAGCCTTGTGTGAGGCTAGCCCCTATTTGCCTTTTAGCATGCTTTGTCAGGTTGGCAGGGCAGGTGAAAAGGCAAAAAACCATGTGGGCGTTTACTATCAGGCCAAATGTCACAACACCCTCACATTTCAAGTGGCGTTGTGACATCACCTGTAACGGTACCGTTACAAATATACATACCTATGACAGTGATATGCTGCGGTTGGCGGTGCAGGCTGTCATATTATGTGAGGGCTACAACAATCATGACAAGGCAAAAGGGGGCTGAAAAGCCCCCTTACTTACACTAGGCTAAGTTGCATTCATAAAAAAGCCTAGGTTCAAGTGATTTTTGCGCCGGGTTTGCACCATAATAAGTTGTATACAACCCTTTGCGGCTATGTGCTAACCTACTCAATCACGGCACATAGCTTGAAAGGGCAAATGGCGGCCAAGTATGAAATGCGTAGCACGCGGCCGTAGGTAAAGCATTACCTATTGTAGCATAATATGCTACGGCGCGGGGTACGTTATACGCCCTCAGTTAGTACCACGTACCCCAAACCGTAGCATAAAATGCTACGGTTCATGATAATGTACCCCTTTGCGGCCATACGCTTCACTTGACTGTCAACACTTGACATCACTTGACTGTCAACACTTGACATGTGAGGGCGTATGGCTTGAAAGGGCAAATTATGAATAACCATGACTATGAGGCATGGCTGAACCTGTTGACCACAGCCATGCAACAGGCTGTCACTGATACCCCGGTGTTTGACCGGGGTCATATGGGTGAGCGGCTGATGCACACTCACTACCCTGACCCTGACGTGCGGCGGGTATTCAGGCGTTCATACCGCCGCGCCGCCGCTCAGGCAGCTTTTATCAGCCGGGTGTGAAACCTGTTGCGGTATAAAAGCGTATACTAACGTAGTTTATACAACCTGCTACCTTAAGGGGCTAATTAGCCCCCTAGCCCTTTGCGGCCGTAGGTTAACTTAAATTTGACCTACGGCTTGAAAGGGCAAATCATGGCTGATCAAACTGAGTTGTTACATGAGTTGATCACTGAGTTGGGCGCGCGTCACGTGCTCACCATTGACGCCAACAACATGATTTTGGCGTACCGTGATCAGGGTGAGTACAAGGGCAAGGCGTATGACAAATACCGGCTTGCCCCGTTTTACTGGTACGCCCGCGCTGCCGCGTGGCAGCAGGCCAGCGGCTCACTGGGCGTACCGTACGGCCGCAAGGCTGATTTGCTGGCAGGGTTGGTACGGGTTGCCGCTGATGACGCGGCCACTACCAAACTGTTGACGCTGCGGCGTGACAGTGACGCCAGCGCGGGCGCTGGCGTGTGATAACAGGGGGGTGCTACCACCCTAGCACCCCCCACCTACAAACGCCTGTAACATACCTTAAAACCCCGTGGCGGGGCATGCCTTGCGCTGTAGTGCTCAACTCAGGGCATTACTGTTGAGGGCAAGCAAATGGGTAAGTTACCCTGCATCATGATTTACCGTAATAGCAGTAACAGCAGGTTCAACCTGACCCTACGGCTGCAATGCGGTCACGTGGCTATGTGGGTATACCCGTGGTCAATTGGCTTGACTGGCTTCAACTGGCCAGCCACGGCTTACCGCACTGATAGTGAAAAAAGTTGTGGCTGTGAGTACTGTGATGACTTGCCGCCCGGTACGTGGGTTTTCAATGACAATACGCTCACCATACGCTGGCGTGGTTGGCGTCATGTTGACCGCACCCGGGGCGTACTCAATGATGACGGCACAGTCACATGGCGGCGTTATTGGCGTTGGCCCATTGAAGCATTCAGCCACAGTCAACATGACGCCAACTGGTAAGGGGTTTTGATAGGTGGGCAACGCCCACCTATCACCATTTCATTTTCAATGTCAAATCAATGTCAAATCGTAGGGTTTTAGGCTGGTTCTTATGATCCAGCTGAGGGAGGCAGAGGGAGGTCAATCTTTGATCTGAGCGAGGCCGAGGCAAAGAAGATTTAATGCATCTTGAGGGGAGTTGGGATCATTAGATACTTTTTATCTTCTTCCCTGAGACGATATTGATCTGAGGGGAGGTGGGAGGATTATCTTCCCTGATTCTATCAAGAACAATTAATCGAATAAACTCAGATACCGAGCGGCGAGCACGAGCTGCTGCCTCAAATATCCTGTCTTTCTCGTCCTTTTTCACTGAAACACCAATCTGTAATGGCATCTTACCCTCCTATTGACTCCTAATGAACCATATTATATGTTCGATAAGTTATACATATTTCTTAACACAATGTCTAGGACTCATATTGAGATGAAAGACCTACAGACTGCCCGAGTTGGGGAACTTATCAATAAAATCAATTCATCTAGTAGACGAGCGATCATTGAAATCGGAGGTTACCTTACGGAGTTAAAGAAGATAGTGGGACATGGAAATTGGTTGCCTACACTACAGCGTGAATGGGGTTGGTCTGATAGACAGGCACAAAGATATATGAATGCCTTTGCCACATTTGGACCAAATACGTCACACGCGCCGGATTTGACCCATATAAATCTGTCAGACAAAACAATATTTCTTCTTGCAGCGCCATCAACTCCTGAAGATATAAGGATTAATATCCTTAAACGTGTTGAGGGAGGTGAGAAGATCCGGTATACAGACGTTAAAGATCTTATTCCTAGCAAGAAAATACCTATTGTTAAGGAGGTCAAGCCTATAATATCCGAGTCCAAGACACCTGTCGTCCCATCATCTAAGCCTAAGATCGAGGTAATGGTACCGAACCCACCGTCCTATAACTGGGACACAGACCCCAGAACCCTAAAACTCAAGTCCGAGCGTGATCGTCTATTAAAAGACCAGGGGTTATTAGCCAAAATTCGTGCCTCTTTAGACGAATCTGAATGGGATTATCTCATGTCCTTGGTTAAATAACATACGAATAAGGCCGATTACGGAGGTAAAAACCTTAGTAACTTGCATATCTGAACCATTATTTCTCGAGAAATTCCGTTCTCCAAAGAACACCAGAACACTCTTCATATGCTTCTAATCAATACTCATACTGTGGTCTATACCCACTAGGCGCTTGGTACCTGTACTTAGGGGGAGGTGACTGTGATCTAGCGGGGTAGGCAACCCTGGGTCTAGGTGGGGCATAATACTCATAAGTCCCAGGCTTATAAACGTCCCCACAGCTCCTACTCCAATAACAACTTGGTAACCTTTCCTGATAATCCTGAATAAATTCAATCCCTACCTTAACCTCACTCACATTGGTCTCACCTCCCTTATCTATATTCACAGCATTCGTAGCCATCAACACAACAATCCCTAACAATCTCATCATGATTCAACTCCTTCCTATGGGAGGGCAGTGGGAAAACCTACTACCCCCTATTTCATTATTCTACTACTTATTACCTTGCCCTGTAATCTTACCCATAAACTCAGTCAGGGAGGTGGGAAACCACCACAACGACACAGTATTTGGCACCTTACCATCCCACTTATTTGATACGGTCCTGGTAGCCTCAGCTAGAGCCAGCGCCTGTAGAGTCTGTGTATGAGGTGCCATTTGTTGAGCAATCTCAGCTTCTTTTTGTGCCACATAGCGTCTATTAATCACGCCCTGCACTGTAGGATCAAATGTAAACGTATCAGCCCACCCAATATACTCCAACGTTATCCCTACATTAATCAGGTAATTACTGGTCTTTTGTTCTATTTCCTTCATAATCTGTGCTGCCTGTGAATTCCCTTCATCAAAGCTTCTTTTCGTAAACTCATCACACACCAAAGACTGTACCTTGGACCTGATAGGTCCATCCATAACCTCATTCAATGATCTCCCATAGAAAACACTTGTGAAAATAACCTCTGGCTTAGTTCTATCACCCTGTGGTGGTTTTACCCCAAACCTATATAAATATTTAGCTACATTTTCCTCAGAAACTGATGTCCCAATAGCAATCCCTACTGATAAGTTTAATCCTTCCTTTGACTGACACGGGAAACTCTCATCCTTTGTTGATGTCCCCCTATGACCTTGGCTTACCCATTCCCTGTTGAAGGGAGATCTGTCCACAATTATTAGTCTACCCGTCGGTACATAAAAATCTGCCCAGAAAGCACTTCCTGAGAGTTTCGCATGTGGAACCGTAAATCTTTTAGCTGGAATCTTGTTCTGTCTTAAATATTCCTCACTTCCAAACCCTGCCTGTGTATCCCTGTTATTCCCTACATCCGGTATGAAGAAAGCACTTTCATTAGGTAATATAAAATATGCTTCCGTATAATCCTGTTTATCATAATATGCCTTTGCTGGGGTTGGAATAAATAATATCCCTATTAGAAATAATGGGATTAAGTTCCTGATAATATTTCTTACTGGTTTGTACCAGATCATTGTTAAAAGTGTTATCATTAAAAGTGAAATCGAGGTGGTAATCCAGGTTGGTAGCGTCATAAATACCTGAGATGTAATATAAGAACTATCACTGTTCTCAAACTGCTTCCCAGCAGCTTCTGCTGTTAAATTCGTCACATTCGATATTAAAACATTTGCTACCACCCAGAACGCTGTAACTATCAACGTCAGAACTAATCTCGTTTTCATCTATTCAACTCCTGCCAAGTTATTGAGGTAACTGTTTATTTTACCTGATCTTTGGCTGTTTATCAACCTGTTTCCTTTCATAAATCTGTCTGTATCCTGATACCATCACAATAGGCCTCCATGATTTGATGATTGGGTTCTACTTCATAAGTTTCTAGAGTTCTGATACATGAGGTTGTTTCCTGGGTCAGCATATAACATCCCTGCTTCCAACAAATCAACAATATCAAGATATGTTCCATCGCCTATTTTCCTTTAGTCTGAACTATCCCCCTGGATGTCATCTTTTATTACCAAGCCCCATAATATAGGTTTTTCTTCCTTAAAATATACTCAATCTTGGCATCCAGATACCTATCTATTGCTTCTACTTTGTCCTTACCTGTCACTTGTAAAACCTGGTCCCTTGCTATGGCAAGTTCCTCTTCACACTCCTTAATAGTTTTCTGTATCACCATCTTTGCTCTCCTTTTTGGTATCAGGGGGCTGTATTCCTACACCCCCCTCTGTTGTCACTTGTTCAACAAACAGTCCACCCAGGCAATCACTACTATCTTGCGGCAGTCATCATCACCATCCTTGATCATCTTATCCTGATACTTGCCCTCATACTCAAAGTCATTGGTCTCAAAAACCTGTTCCGGTTCCATATCAATAAACTCACCCGACAATCTGGTGACGTTAGGGCCTTGATCTAACGTGACCGTGGCATCCTGATCACAAGTCTTCAATAACTCGATCAATTCCTTGACTTTCATGTGCTTACCCTTTCATCTGAACTATATACTATAAATAATCAGGCTAGATCATACACCTTGTATCTGTGGGGTTTCAGCCCTTTTCCCTTTGTTTAGTCCATCCTTGATATGAGGTATGATCCATCCTTCTGAATAATTGCTACCCAGGCATACTGGAATAATATAATTCTTTCTTGTCTAAGGTCTGTCTCAGCAATGGCCTTGGTGGGAGGATCACCTGGATACTTCAACGTCAGGACTGTTAAATCCAATGTAAACCCCGGTAATGAATGCCAACCCGAGATATAATTACTATTAAACTGTTCCTTGGCTGGCCTTGGATCATTTTCATCAAGAAAACTTGGGATGAATCCCAGCATTTCTATTGTTGCTTTCTGATGCAATAGTTTCCATATCATGTTGTTTGCCCTTTCAATGTAAAAAGGTGGTATTTCTACCACCTTTATTAAACCCTATGCCTGCTTCAAAAATTCCCACACAGCAGCCAATGCCGCTGCCTCGGAATTAAACGGTCCATCCGTATAACTGAATGAACTTACCCACCACGGCCATGGTCCAGGGGGATCATTATCATTGATATCCTTCTGAGCTTGGCTTGGTTCCTGGTAAACACTGATAGTAGCCACAGCGTCATAATCATCACTGATCATAATGTTCAGTGCTATGGTTTCTTTGATAATCTCTGAAACCGTTTTCATGTGCTTGCCCTTACTTTGATTTCAACCATACCAGTATATTTATTTCATCAGAAATTGATAGGTGTTTCCTTTGATTTGTGTTGTTATTTGCTTGTCAACATATGAAAGGGCCAAAACCATGTCACTGATCTTACCCCGTCGTAATTTCCTGATTGGCTTGGCTGCTGGGATTGCAGCCCCCTGTATCATTAAAACTGGACTGATGGATATCAATAGCCTGAGAAATAGGCTGGTGGTAGCTTTCAAATATAGGGGAAGCTCATCTATAAACTACCAGGAATCCCTGCTCAATATGAAGACCTTCATTTCCTCACTTGATTATGAAGTATGGAAATATGGCCATGAAGGAAATGAATATTCACTGCAGCGACGTGAAATCACCATACCCAATCATTACCTCAGAATCCCTGATACGAAATGGAGTTTAAAGCGAACAATAGCTATTATCACCCAAGACTATAACCGTTCACTGTAATACACCACTTAACCTCAAGGGGGACAGTCATTGTCCCTCTTTTTATCTATTTAATTAATTCAGAAAACCATATATCACCTTTAACAGTGAGGTGATATATGGACCCAGATCAATTCCTTGATATGATCATTGATGATTTCTTCAGGTTCCTGGCCCTAGGGATCATGATCTTCTTATTATATAAATGGATCATGTTCCTGGTTTCTATCTACCGTAATAAACTGTTGATCGATGCCTTTGCACTGCAAGTTTCAGATGAAATTATCCGAATGGATATCAATTCCCCCATAGGACGGTCCGAGAAAATGCAAAATACCATGGCCCAATTTACTGTTGATGGATTGGCCCGTGTCATGCACGAACAAGGTAATAGCCTCTTCTATTCAGGCGGTGATGAAGCTGAGGTCTTGTCTAAAGTAGCTGATGCTGTTCATTCTTATAATGAAAAGAAAATCAGTTCATTTCTATATGAACGAACTACACTACGTTGGTGTATTGACGGCCTTGATTCTTTAATTGGAGATCATTTTTCCATTGAAAGTGCCTGGTCTAAAGGGGTTCGTTACCTCAATAGGTTTATAGATGAAGAAAAACGTAATGATTTACCTTTTATCCCTAGTTATTTGAAACTACTTAGATTACCTCATAATTTCCATCACCCTGATTTCAATGATCGTGCCAAGGTTGTAATGAACAGGTCTTCACCTAAGGGCTATTTAAGTCTATTTATTGCCTGTAAATTCTTTACTTATAGAAGTAAACTTCGTCTATTTAATTTAAGGGGTGAAGATGCGTGGAAAGAAATACGTCGGTTCAAAGCCTCAACAATAGATTATGAAACCCTGAAACGTGATTAGGTTTTCTTTAGTTTCTCATGTAACCAGTCGGCTAGCGCCTGAGCTTGTTCCTTGTTTATCGTAATCATCGCACTTACATAATCATCTATTGCCCCACTTACTGAATTAACTTCTACATAAAAGGTATCTTTTCCAGCGATAACCGTTAGATCATCGTCTGGGTTCTCATAACTGTCAATGACAATCTTATTCTGATTTACATCTACTTTATTCATCAACCATTTCCTTCCATTTATTAAGTATCATACTTGCCCCTCGATTTCTTTGGCCTGACATGATCAAAATCAGGGTTCTTCAGATCCAGATCATAGTTCTTTGCTTCATTAAGGCGTTTAGCCAAATGAGATAACACATGATCTACTGTTATCCCACGTCCTTCCCAGATTACGCCATCAATAGCCGTGATGGCTACTGCCGGAGTATGTGGATCTTGCTTGAACATCCCATCGTCGCTACCCCATATGACGATCAATTTCATTTATTTTCCCCCTGTTTGTTGGGGCTGATATTTCTATCAGCCCCTGATTCTCAGTAACCGCCACGCTCAGCCCGATCAGAGCACGCATCACATCTATAGCCTTGTACGCGGTCAGCAGGGGTCAGGCAGTTCTCAGTGCCACACTCAGGGCACGGCAGATTGCGGGGGTTGTCAGGGGTGGCTGCCCGTAACGCCGAATTGCCCCCTGGGTCAGCGAACTGAGGTTCATTTTCCCAGTTATCATCTTCAGAGTCATCATAGGGATCTTCATCATCAAAATTGTTCCAGTCATCCCCATCATAGCTATAAATGTCAGACATGGTTTTGCCCTTTCATGCTTGAAGGGCGGCAAACAATTGCCGCCCTCATCAACGGGTATTCAGTCAAAGCAACACTTGGCAGCATCATTGGCCGCCTCACCCCGGCCGGCAAAAGGGCCGCTAGGCATGACAACGGTTTCAGGGCTGAGCGTGCCCGTATCGTCATCAACTGCCCGGTGCCAATACCAGCCAGTTTTCAGGTTTTGAAACCGCTCATCAGATACTGCCCACGGGCAGCGGTCATGAGCAAAAACCAGGATTTCAGTGCCCTGACCGTCATCACTCAAAAGCCAGATATTAACCATATGCTTGCCCTTTCACGTGAAAAAATACCTTGCTAGTATTTCATAGCCCTATGGAAACATCACTTGTAATCCCAGTTTGCAGTGGCCCAGTCTGACACCAAACTAAAAGCTTCACGATAACAAATTTCTACGGTCTTGTAAGGACCACACCAACCATCAAAATCTTCATCACCATCCGGATCAGGCACTGGAACACCATTTTGATCCACTTGCTGGTAATACCATGTATCACCCTGCTCTACAAATGAATGATGCTGTTCCAATAAGAATGACCATTTCCTGGTATAAGTATGAGGAAGTGCAGTGTGAATCCCTTCATTAATAATAATTGCTCGCGGCATCTCATACCTCACTTTTAAGGGTTACTGGTGCGGGTTTGTGAGGGCTAGGGTTGTTATAGCCCCCACATGGTTTACCTTACCCTTGGGCCGCTACAGGGGCGTTTTCTGCCGGTGTGAGGGCCTTAATCAGCATATCAGCCAGCCAGTTTGCGTTCTGCGTGGTAGGCTCGTTGAGCATAGCCAGCGCTACACGGTTGATAAATTCATCAGAGGTCAAATAACCGCTATCATATTTGGTCAAAAAATCCTGACAAGCCAACATCAGCAGTGATTGTTCCATAAAACTTGCCCTTTCATGTGGTTGCCCTCAAAACACTGTTTATTGTAATGAGTTGCCTGGATCATTCAATGATTATCCTCACTCATAATCATCTATAGTTCCATTGTTATTCAGGATCCAGTTCCTGGCATCCTGCAGTGCAGCCTCCCTGTTGACATATTTAAGCACCGACGTATCACCAGAACCTGCCAATCTGACACCTCTCAAGTTGGTCACTTCCCACATCCAATGTGATCCTGACTTCCATACCTTGAAATGCATCTTTATTTTAGCCATGATTTTTCCCCCTTTCAGAATGCAAAAAGGCTGGCATTTCTGCCAGCCTTTGATTGTCATCCTGCGACATAGTCCTCATTCTCATAGTTCTCATCATAGGCTTCTTGCATGATCCCCATACCCACATTCAGGCTTGAGGTAAAAACATCAGCCATTTCGCTGCTACCCTCATTGCTGTCACCCACATGATCGGCAATGCTGACACAATGGTAAAACATCTGCTGGGCCGGTATTGCCAGTATGACTGCAATTTCTTCACCGGGCTCCAGCCGTGGGCATATGAGAGTCAGTTCTTCACCCGTTTCATGGTGAAATACCCAAACTGTACTGATCTGAGGGTTACCATAAACAAGTTTCCACCCCCTGGCTTCGGTCAGCATGATCTCACCATTTTCTTCACCCTTGAGTACCGGCATCTGGAACTTTGCCATGAGATTGCCCTTTGGTTAGGTTCAACTAAGCCTCATTAGTATAATGATTTCAGCAGAAAATGATATTAATTTCTTGAAATTGCCCTCATACTGACAGGGTTCAAGTGAAAGGGCAAAACCATGCAGATCAAAGCAGTCGTACCCCAGGGCCTGCCACCTAAGATGGGCGCTGAGTTCGTTCAGTTGGCCAAAGACGGTAAGGCCGATCTGGTTACCGGCGTGGGTAACAGCAAGATCTTCAAGTTCTTCAGGGGCAACCAGATCATTACCCTGATGGGACTTCACCCTGATGGTCACGTGGTCAAGGCACGGCCGGGTGAGATTGACCGCCTCAAGGCTGACGCTGAGAAGGCCAAGGTTGTTGCTGCGGCCTAAACTTGATAGGGGCTGTTTCCAGCCCCTATCACCCTAAAAAGGGGGGTTCTTATGACTGTTGTCATCAATGACATAAAGCTTACTGAAGGGCAGATCATGGCTCTTAGGGTTGCTGTTAGCAGCCTTTACACCCAAATGGGGGAGCCTGACGCCTTAGGTGAGGATGAGCATGGTCGGGCTATGACTGCTGCCTATAGGGCCCAACTGGCTTTGATACTCAGGCTTATGGCAGGGGGTAAGGATTAATTCCATGATTAAAGATGAAGAAGGGATTCCTTATGAATCATGCAGAATTACAAATTTTGATAAATTGGATATCAGGGATGGGGTTATCCATTACAAACTTTACAATCAAGAAGGTGACTTAACACCTATGACCATCAAAAATACTTATGAGAACCGCTTATTTGTCTCATGGGTGCAAATCCATGATCGTTACACAGTAACTAAGAAAATAGAGGAGTAAACCATGACTGATGAAGTAGAAATTGAAAATGCAGGTATTCTTGATGCCATCATGACCCGTATAGAATATTTAGCCCAGAATGCTGATACCACTGAGCAGCAGACATTGATTGATAGTGCCCTTAATGCTGAGATAAAAGCACGTGAGATACCCCTCAGGATGAAGGAAGTAGACGTAGCAGTGGCCAAAGCCCAAGCAGAGGCCCCTGTCAAGGTAGCTGAACTTCAACGTCAGATTGCACGTGAAGAAAATGAGCGATCAGCTAAGGTAGCTCAGATACAGGCTGATACTCAGATTAAGACAGCCCAGATACAAGCCGATGCTCAGGTGAAAGCAGCGGTCCAAGCAGCCGCCGCTGTTCATAAATGGCGTATTCATTTGATCTGGGGGCTGACGTTGATCGTAGTAGTCACCCTTGCACTCATCATGCATCATTGAGGGTTAGACCATGGCTGTAGAACCAAAAACACCAGTGATAAGAAACTACAGGTGCACCAACAAATGCCCTGAGACTCTACAGGCAGTAAAGATGCCTGCTGAAAGGAAGCCAGAACCCTGTAAAGGTGACCCTCAAGGTAAGCACGATTGGGTCTGGGACAAATAATCAACCAGAAGGAACAATAAATGTTATATGATCCTAAGAACGACTACGATGACATTGGTAAAACCCTCCTCAAAACTGCTGATTACCTTGAGGAACATGGTCACTGTAAAGGTAGTTTCAGTGACCTTCAAGGAAGGGTTTGCCTCTATGGGGCCTTGAATATTGTTATCTACGGTATATCAAACAGACACAACATGTCTGTAGGAAGGTTTAATAGTCTTAAAACAGAAACAGTTCTTTGGTATTCCTGCTCTGAGGCTATTGTGGAAGCACATATAAAATTAACAAGAGATATTGAAGGGTCTGTTGTTGACTGGAATGATGCTGTAGACCGCACCCCGGATCAGGTAATTGATCTGGTCAGGTTTGCTGCTGAGAAGCATAAGGTTATTGCTTAAAGGATAAATAAAGGGGCTGCTTGATCAAGCAGCCCCTTTATTACAGTTTTACATGTTGTGAGGGCGGCCTAAAGCCTCACAAGCCGCCCTGTAGGCGGCCTTGCTATCAGCAAATGGGCCATGAACTACCTTAAAAGTAGCCCCCCCATACTCATCAACACACCAATTTGGCAGGTAACAATCAGCCCAAAACCAGCCGGCCCCAGATCTTGGGTAGGGGTGCGCGCTATGCGTGCCACTATGATAATACACCTCAAATGATAACTGTTGAGGAATCACCCCAAAAACGCCTTGAAAATTATCAGCCAATGGTTGAGGTACTGCCAACAGTTGCTGCAGATTAATCATGGTTTTGCCCTTTCACTTGGTTGACCCTATATAATAACCTATATGCGTAGAATTTAATAATTAGCTCTATTAAAAGGTTAGATCATGAAAAGTATTCTTATCAGCGGAGCAACCGGTACCATAGGTTCTGCAGTCGTAGCTCAGGCATTAGAAGGTAATTGGGATAGAATTGTTATCTACTCAAGGTGTGAATATAAACAAGCGTTGATGGAACAGTCCTTAATCAAGCATCATAATTTCCATAAATTACGCTTCTATTTAGGTGATGTACGTGATCTATTACGATTAGAAATGGCTATGACTGGGATTACCCATGTGGTTCACTGTGCTGCCCTGAAACGTATCGAAAAATGTGAATCTGACCCTATAGAAGCCATCAGAACTAATATAGATGGAACTGCAAATGTTATCTACGCAGCCCTTAGTTCAGGTGTTTATCATGTCTGTGCAGTATCGACTGATAAGGCTTTCTCACCTCAATCATTATATGGGGCAACCAAACTAACAATGGAACGTTTAGTTCTAGCAGCCAATAATATCAGTGGTGGAAAATGCACCTTCTCAGTAGTCCGTCAAGGTAATATATTTGGATCACGTGGTTCTGTTGTAGAAATATGGACTAAAATGATCCAAAGTGGCTGTAAATCTATACCTGTCAGTGATCCTGATGCTACCCGTTACTTTGTCCGGCGTGGTGATGCAGCCACTTTTATCATAAATAATCTAGAATTACCTGGATTACACTTACCTGATGATCCCCCTGCTTTCAGGTTAGGTGATCTGGCTGACGCCATGAGACCCCCTGGGGTCTCAATCCATATCACTGGGTTATTGCCTTACGAGAAATTAAAGGAAGAACTTAATGAAACTCAAAATAGCGGTAATGCTCGTCTTCTAAGCGTAGACGAATTACGCTTAGAACTTAAACTCCTTAAATTGTAAGGAGGTTGGTTTCCCAACCCCCTTAGCCTTTTGTTACACCGATGCGTTGCCAATGGTAGCAATCTGAGCCGCAAGCTCAGGGGTCTCAGCAACGACTACAGCATAATGGGTCAGCTTCCCAGCATACTGCTGAACCTGTTCCTTGGTCAGCTCCTTGCCCCTCAGTTCCAGGGGCAGGTTTTCCATGGGAACCTCAGTCACAGCCCGGCAATGCTGGGCCAGATACATAGGCAGCACGCCCACCACATGCTTCCCCTTGACATCCCCCACGGTAGCATGGGTGATGACTGGGGTTTCCTGATTGATAAAACCAATATCAATCAGGTAATCCACCAAACCCTGATGACGGGTAACAACAATGGTTTCCATTTGTTTGCCCTTTATTTTGAAGTTACAGAGGCCATATTTCTATGGCCCCTGCCTGCCTTTACGCTGCGTGGCGATGGTGGTAGGTCTGCTGATCCTTCCAGTAATTCAACTCAGCAGCCAATTGGGTGTTGATCCGGGCGTTGGGTCTGCGACCCAACTGCATCATGGCCTTCACCTTGTCCGTGGGCTTGCCCTCACTGGTCCAATCATCAGCGCGGCTGCTTCTTGAACTGAAGTGCCGTTCCTGGTACTGCCACTGGCCGCCGGCGACCTTGATGATTCGGTGAGCGGGGCTGTTGGCGTGATAAATGGCCTTGCTCATGTTTCTTGCCCTTTCATGTGCGTTGCTCAACTGCTACAATACCATTGTAGCTCAGCCCTAAGAAGTTACTACTTGAATCGTATCAGTTGGTTTACCGTTGAAGGGTCAATCAAATGAGGGCAAGCACATGTCAATCAGTGATGAAATCTGTGACAGCCATGGCCTTTATGTGTTTTGCATTTGGCCTGCCAACCTGACTGATCCCAACCCTGTGGTAGGGCATGACCACACGCCCCTGACTGCCGGCTACTACTACGCGGTAACTGAGGGTGAGGTAACTGGCCCCCTTAGTTTTTTGACCAACCCCGTTGGGCCGTATCTTCTGCGCAAGCAAGCATTGGCAGCTATGCTGGCTGACATCATTGACGTGTAAATAAAGTAAATGGGGGCTGCTCCGGCAGCCCCTACAATTAAATTACTTTAGATAATATGATAAGTGGCACGGGACATCCCAAGGGCCACAATCCAACAACAGATAATTCTTAAGAAGTTGATAATTAGACTGATTGTAATTAAAGTCTGGCTGCTGGGCTATTTCCTTAAATGTATCTTTCTTATTTACTTCCTTCAAAACTTCTTTAACAACATCTTTCTTATGCTTGACCGCCTGAGCTACCTGAGTGGAATCATGTCTATGCACATGATAACAAGTTCTGATTTTGGTTCCCCGATGATAAATATGATCTTCACGGTAAACCTCACGTGCCTGTTCTTCACTTCCATAACACATGGCATAGCCATGTGCTTTGGTTTCCTTGGCTTGCACCTGTTGACTGGAGGCCAGAACACCTATCAGGGCCAACGCTGTTATCAAGGTTTTCATTCATGCTTCCCCTTCTTAGGCACAGTGGATGTGCCCGTTGATGTTCCTGAGCCGGTACCAGATCTATGGGTATCAACTGGCTTGTGCTTCATGATAATATGCTTAGTCATCCGAGGCACTTCATCTGCACCAGTAGGAACTGTGAAATCACAGTGAGGACACTTAATAAGATTAGGCTTAGCCATTTTGAGGGTCCCTTTCATATGCCCGTGCCGTGCCCTGTGGTGCGGCCCATATAATAAGGTGGCAACTGTCACCTGATACACAAACCGCACCAGCAGGCTTGACAGGCATGATTTCTGCCATTGTATTAGTTACAGGGGCTGCTTACCCAAATACAAATCAATCTGATCAGCCACCATCTCTGGTGTGACATCCTCAAATTGACGCTTTACCTGATCCATCCAATCACCGCCCCCATAGAAAATATCAGCAGCCTTCTCATAAGGCATCTTCATAAGTTCTGATATATCTTCAACAGCTAGATGAGTGTGTGCAAGCCTAATGTGAACCCCCCACAACTGAGATGCCAATCCCATGGCACAGGTTTCACATTTGTTGTAATTCCAACTGAATCCCTTGGGCCACAGGCCCTTGTGCCTGAGCAAATAGGATAATGCCTCCAATGAAGGCTTATCCAGGCTCAGCAGGGCTTCAACTTCCATACGCTTGATGGTCTCAAGTAACTTAGGGTCCTGATACATGCTTTTACCCTTTCAGAATGAAACTACCTGCCATTATTACATGACAAGGTAGAAATTGCATGCTGTATCTTCAGCGGTGCCTGATACTACCATTTACAGTCTTAACATGACCCCTAATGATTCCGTCACAATCAACAGCACCATTTACTGTCTGCACAGAACCGTGAATATCACCTTTCACCTCAATGTTCCCATTTGTGAGTGAGACATCACCAGTATTTCCAGTGATAGTAATCTGCTTACAAATATCAACCTCAAGATAAGTAACTGATCCCTCAATAGTAATAGTAATCTCCTTTGCATCGGGGGTTACATCCTTACCATCAATAATAATCTTACCATTGCTAATAATAATACTCCCATTGCTGTTACCAGCAATGGTGACCCCATTGATTGAGACCTTATTAGCCATTTCACTGCCCTTTTCTAAAAGTTAGCCCACCAATGCCTCAGGAACTTAATGGGGTGCTTAATCCCACACGCCCAGCAAGGTATCATCTGAGTATGCCCATGATGACAGCGCCAAAAAGTCCCACTATCAATCATGAACTGATTGGATTCATAGAGGTTATTTCTCATTGTTTACCCTTTTTGTATTCAGATAAATTAACTTACGTAACAGATCAGTTTCAGCATTAATTTCCTTTATTCGTTGCTCCAATACAGAAACCCTACGTTCAGCCTCAAGAACTTCAGGGGAAGGCTTATATAGTCCCAACCATTCACACGCCTTGAAGAATTTTATCCACATGTGATATGACATAGGTTTGCCATTTAGTTTGAGCTAAACAGGGGGGGGGCTAGCCCCCCCCCCCTGTTATCAGGCCGTTTTACGCCACAAAATCTGTAAATCTTTTGTGGGCAACCAAATAGGCCAAAATCGCTTACTGCTATCACGGTTTGTCAAGTCAGGGTCAGTATTGGCAAAGCGGCCGTTACTAATCTCCCCAGTGTTGATCACCAGGGTTTCTTCACCCCGCTGCTCAATAACCTTGAAAAACAACCGGTAATTCAGTTCTTCAGTAATGCACTGAACCACATCACCAGCTTGAAGTTCTTTCACATCAACTATTTGCATCACATTGCCCTTTCAATTGACTGCCTCAACAGTAAACACTGGTTTTACATAAATAACTAGGTAAATCTAATAATACCATGCATGCTAAGGTACTACACCATGAGGGCAAAGCCATGAAAAAATCCTATGTGATTTCTATCTACCTGACTGACAAAGCCTTTGGGGGCAGTGAAGAGGGGGGATGGTGGTATACTTGTGGGGAACACATCAAAACCATCAAA